CTGCTGAATAATCTCCGGTATTGGTTGCCGCTGACTGTTCTCCGGCATTGGTTGCCGCTGAATGATATCCGGTATTGGTTGCCGCTGACTGATTTCCGGTATTGGTTGCTGCTGAATAATCTCCGGTATTGGTTGCCGCTGACTGTTCTCCGGCATTGGTTGCTGCTGAATAATCTCCGGTATTGGTTGCCGCTGAATGATATCCGGTATTGGTTGCCTTATCATCTTCCCAATTAACTTGCTCTTTGATGTATTCAACGCCAGCTTTGATAATTCCAGCAATTCCAATTTCTGCTTTCACGGAAATTTTCTTCCCAACTCTCTTGCTATCATCAGGTGATTTCTGATCATTCGCTTCAAGATCAACTTCACAATATCTGGAATCTGAAGGAGGATAATAACCGAATACATCCATCGGAAATTCGCAAGCATGGAATCCACAATTACAAATGTCTGCTTTTTCTTCTGTGTATTCTTTTCCAATTTCATACTGGAAATCTCTACACTTTAAGTCCTTGTCAAAGCCTTTAAAGCATTTCATTCTTTCTTTTCCTCCTTTGATTCCTCTAAACCAAGCCCAAGCATTCTGAATGCCATGTCCTTTGTGAAATCATAATCTTTCACGCTATTCGCCCAAGCTTCAAATGCCTTTAATCTTCCAACAAGAAGCGCATATTCCTCATTGGCATTCTCTGGAATGTAATCTGTGCTCTTAGTTTCTCCCATGATTAATTCTCCTTGTCTTTTGCACCGAATGTTTTAAGCATTTCTCCCAGAAGCGACACAATCGGAATAATTGCATCTGCCTGTTTGAACTTTTCCTTGATTTCTTTGTCAAGTTCTTCCTCGTTCATAAGTCCATGCTCGAACGAATGTCTGAGCTGTTCTTTTACTTCTTCCTCTTCTCCACCATCTTTTACGAACATCTCTTTAATTTCATGGGTAATAACTGCATACTCTGAAAGAATATCAATCCCTTTACCAGAAATGTTAAGTAAGCCGTTTTCAAATTTAATCATTGTTTTTCCTCCCTGTTTTCTTTTATTATCTCCCTCTGAATGGTATAATGTGTTCAGAAAGGAGGTGTGTTAAAATGTTTCTCAAATTAAAAGTTTCCTGTAACTGTCGTTGTAGCTACTATTTGAATGAAGCAATAAGTGCGGATAAAATTTCGTGTCCAAACTGTGGAAAAGAACATCCGTATTCAAAAGAAATTCTTTCAATGCTTCATACCGCAAATGAAATTCAAGATGTATTTGATTCTGACGGTTTTGATATTAAAAGCATTACCACAGAAGTCATTCTTTGACCGGAATATATGAAAGCTCTTCAATAACCAACTTCATAAATTCTAAGAACCCTTTTGCTTCCGTAACGGACAGATGGCATTCGGCAATTTCATCTTTTACTTTTTTGTAGAGTTCGTCTGCTTCCTGTCCGTTTCTTCTTCTAAATTCTAAATATTTCTGTCCCTCATGGCTTGACAGCTTTTCAGATAAATATTTTTCAACATTCATTGTGTTTCCCTCTCCATAATTTCTAATCATCAATTGAGTTTTGAACAGCAGAAGTAATTCCACTTGTAACGCATTCGGCTATTATTTTCTTATCAACTTTTGCCGTGTGTGTTACTTTTGGTATGTTGAATTTCAGCATCCTTGGTGAGTCTTTAAACTTGATTCCCTCAATTTCCCCGATACCTTTCTGGTTCACCTGCAACATTTGCAAATCTGTAGATAGATTTAAAGCATTCAAATCAATTGAAAGAATAGGAACAGAATCTCCAACTCCCTGTTTCAACTCAAAACTCCTTACACCTTCGAGTTTGTGACCATCTACAAGGATTTCTGTGAAGATTCCTTCATTGCCATTTACTTGCCGGATTTCGATTTTTGATGTTTTCATTAGTCTCCTTTCTTTCCATCATCATAGAATTTTGAGGTTCAAGAAGAGGTCTATCAATAATGCGTTTTTCGATGCTTTTCTTATCTTTTTTAGAAACTCGTTTTTTTGGCTGCTCCATGATATTGTGAATAGCTTGGAGCTCTTCCAAAATAGAATAAAAAACATTATATGTATCATTCATATAATTTTTCTCCATTCTATGATATAATCTCCTTGAGGAAGGAGGTGTTAATAATGGATAACTTTCAAATTGCTCACGACTTGGCTGTTGCCAAAGCAGTTAAGGAAGGTTCTGGTTCAAAAGAAATTCTTGATTTATACCACACATACAATGATGAATTTCTTACCTTGTTAAGCAAAGAACCTGTAAAAGTTGGAAAAGCAACTGCAACAGAATACCCATCAGCTAAATAATTATCTGGTGTGCTTTATGTAATCTCTTTTACATAGAGCACATCTACTGGGTTAAACTTCAAGCAATATTGTTTTCCCTCATCATCCCATTCTAAGCGTATCAGTTGATCTCTAATATCTGGTTTCACAATATCATCCGGGAACACGCACGGGACTTCGATTGTTTCCCCATTTTTAAATTTAATAATCGTCATTTTCCAACCTCTCTTCTAATCTGAATCAACAGTTTCTTTTTTATCTGTTTTTTGTTCCAGGCTGTTATCAGAAAAACTTTCCACTTTCCCAAGAATGTAGCCTTTATCAAATTCCGACATCTTAGGAATTGCTTCTTTCAGCTTTTCTACGATTTTTTTTTCTTTTTCTGACATTATCTATTTCACTTCCTTTCTTCTACGCACAATATTTAATTTCGTATTCAGTTACGATTTTGGAGAAAATCTCTCGCAGCTTTTTATCGTCATCGATGACGTCCATTTTGTTTAGTGAATTAATCTCTGTTTTGGTGCAACCATTTTCAGCCATGCGTTTTCGCTTATTTCTTAATCTTGTATTCAGATCACATCCAGCCCGGCGTTCCAATTCTGCGTACATTTCTGTTCTAAGCATTTTAAACTCTGCTCCAGCACCTTTTTGTATGCGATTGAATTTAGAATTAATTTCTGAACGCCAGTTATCAAATACAGGCTTAACCGCTTCTTTGATGTTCTCTGTAGTTGCAACAGCTTTATCTGCGGTTTCTTTGGCAATTAAAATCTGCCTGTCTCTTTCCTTGTCAGCAAGTTCTTTCTCTACCATTTGTGAAAGTAGCCCCTGTAACATTTGAAGTTCTGGTGACAATGCCCTTTTTACAGTTTCTTTGGTTTTAAAGTACCCATTTACAAGCTGTCTCTGAACATCCCATGCTAAATCGTCTGTGAAAGACTTTACTAACATTAGATATCCTTGTTCTGTGGCAAGGACAACTTTTTCTGGGACGCCGCCTTGTGGTCTTTCCAAACCAAGCGTCCGAATTTCGGACGGCTGAGTTATAACGAAGAAATCTTCTCCTTCAATAAAGTGATTTCGATTGTCGTTGAATCTCTTCCTTGCCGTTCCGTCTGGTCTGCCGTGTACCATGTCAATATCTTTCAATGTAACAACTCGCTGACCGTTATACTCTTTTATTGAGATATCTGAATTTCCAATATGTACTAACTGGTTCGTGTTTATCACTCCTTTCTTAATCTGATTTTCAATTCCGTTTTGTGTTGAAAATATTTTTCCTATGTGTTAAAATTCTTTCATCCCCTGATAATGGGCAATGAAAGGAGTGGATTGTTATGACCAAACTTTTGGATTTGCCCTGTTCCTTATTGTAGGTCGCAGGCAGAGTGAACTGCGTTACCAAAGACCGTTAAGCAATTTCGTTCACCGTATTGAACAAAATTCCTACATTCGCCAACTAATGGGCAGCTAATCCTTTTTACTAAATCGCAGAACTAAAACTGCGTAAGTGGCGAAGTGTTTCAAGAAACATTTGGTGCTGCTTATGTGACTGAACAAGTGCGTTCAGTCTGCAAAACACATAAGGTAAACAAATTTAGGCAAGAACTGATAGGACAGCACTCCTGTCAGTTTTTTGCTATTCTTCTTTAAACAGATATTCCAGATCATATTCTGGGAAAAGCTCTTTTTTAGAAAGGACTGCTTCTGGATATGTAAAAGGTGTTTTACCCTTTATCTTGTTCTGAATAGTCCTTTCATCAACACCAAGAACCTTTGCAAACGCTCTGATTGTAATTCCTTTATCATCAAGAGCTTTTTTTAAGTTATTCAACACTTTGGCTCGCCCCCTTCCTTGACTTCGTGAGTTTATAATATCACATTGCGAGCTATATGTCAACAGTAAATATTGACTTTGTGAGTTTTTTGTGATATATTATCATCAGGAGGTGAAAAAAATGAAAGATAGGATTAAGCAAGTGCGCAAATCAAAAAATCTTACACAAACAGCATTTGGAGAAATAATTGGAGTGAAAGGCAATACTGTTACTAATTACGAAACTGGTCTTAGAACTCCAACTGATGCAGTTATCAAATCTATATGTAGGGAATTTGATGTCAACGAAGAATGGATTCGTACTGGTAATGGCGAAATGTTTACACCTGGGATTAAAGACAAGCAAATTTCTGCCATGCTTGCAGACGTAATGAAATCTGGAGAAGATTCTTTTAGGCATCGTCTCGTGTCTGCGTTAGCCAGATTGGATGATGATGGTTGGGACAACTTGGAAAAACTAATTGACATGATTTCTGATAAGTAAAAGAAAAGACAAGGGTAATGCGCAAACCCTTGTCTTTTTTTACACTATCCAATTAACTTTTTCACAAATACATAAATCACTTCTATCCAATGATTATTCGTGCATTTTTCTATCATCTCAATAATTTCTTTCTTGTAATCCACGTAAATCCCTCCCAATATTCCAAACATCTGTTCTTATTTATTGAATTATATCATGTTTTCATAACCATATAATGGGACGGAATCATCTCCGCTTAAATCTTTCCTGGCAAACTGGTTTCTCCTGATTTTTCTATGAACTATAAGTCTTTTTGTGTAAATATTGTGATTTTTGCTTTTCCAAATCGTAATAGTAATAGATAGAAATAAAGGGGCTGGATGCTTGTCTGCGAGGGATTTATAGCGTTCATGAACAACCTGTTTTACCTCTGCTTTTCCAGTTTCGATAGTTTTATTCCTCCCAAAGATAATACTACGATCCGGGCAGAAGTAAACATATTGAATCAAGAGCACATGCACGAATATCAGTATAAACACAATTATGATTTTTTTATGTTTCTCCATGAATCCATCCCCTTTACACTATCATCTTAATGTATTACAATAACATTGTATCAAAAAATATACAATTACACAGGAAATGGCGAAATTAGCACCTCTGGTGGCGAATTTTACATGAAAAGGGATGATTTGAATGCGAATTGCAATATGTGATGATAACGAAATCCAGATTGATATATTTATGCATCGGATTAATAATTTTCTCAAACGAAATGGTGATATAAAAGCATTGATTACTCCGTATGATAAAGGGCAGCCGCTTATTGATGATGTGGCAGATGGCGAGTGGTATGATATTGTGGTTTTGGATATCGTTTTGAGAGAAGAAAATGGAATTGAAGTTGCAAAGGAATTGAGATCCAGCGGATATAACGGAAATATTATTTTCTGGACAGCCCATAAAGAGTATGTTTTTGAAGCTCTTGATATACTCCCGGTACACTATATTATAAAAGGATCTGAAAACGGCAGAATGTATACTGCTTTCAATCATGCTCTGGAACATATCAGCAAAAGCACTCTTATGATAAAAGGAAAAGACTTTATTCATCGGGTGGAGTTTCAAAATATAGAATATATTGAGAGCCGAAACAAATACATCATTATCCACTGCACTTGCGGTATAGTTTATACGGAACGATGTAAACTATCCGATATTGAAGAATTACTGGATTCCAGATTTTTGAGGTGTCACCAGAGCTACATAATAAACATGGATGAGGTAAAAGAAATAAACACTTCGTTCCTTATGTTTTCTGGAAATACAGTGCCGATCAGAAGAAAAGATTATGCAAAAATAAGAAACGAATTTGAGGAATATACGACATTTAAATAGCTCCCGGGAAAACCCCGGGAGTATTATTATTTCAGTAATTCATTGACTTTTTTCTGTACTTCTGCGTAATTGTAGCCAGCGGATTCCAGACGGTCTCGTCTATCCTGTCCGTTCCCCCATTCGCCGTTGATTACCTCTTTTGCAACTTGGGCTACACTTTTCTTTGCTGTCATGGAATACACTACTTTTCCGTTCCAATCAAACACAGTATATCCAGCCTTGCAAGCTTTTTTCGCATTTTCCAGTGACTTGTAAGCCCCTATCTGGCTCTTGGAATCCTTCCAGGTCTTGCGGACACGGTAATACTTGTCAACCTTTGCTGTCGGTTTTGTGGTTGATGTTGTTGTGGTTTCGCTAGAAATAAGCTTCTTGAATCTATCCCAGTCACCTTTTCCGCGGATAACGGATGGACAATTCTTAGCGCACACATCGTAATGCTGCACTACTCGGCTTGCTGGGATTCCGTATTTCTTCATAAGCTGCTTGCACACATCAACGGTATTCTGGAATGCTTTTTCGTAGTTATATCCGGCATTCATGCACATTTCAATTCCAATAGAGTTGTGATTGTTCACAGTTCCAAACAGTTTACCGCCGTAATTCACTCCAACGTGCCATGCTCCACGATTGTACGGCAAGGCTTGGTATGCTGATTTATCGTCAACGAATACATGGGCTGAATAGCCATGAAAATTGCCATTATGCTGTGCTGTGGCGTGTGCCTTAGCGTCTGCTGTCTTGGCGATATTATCTGTATTGTGGATGACAATATACCGAGGTGTTTGTCCTGCGTAACTGTTGTTGTTGCTGATTAATGAGGTGTTGATATTCATGTATGTTCTCCTTTCATTATTGAGATTAAAAAGTGCATAATAAAAAGCACCCCAAATGGGATGCTCTTTAGCATAAACTCTTTATACAATATACCTACCATGATTAAATTCTCTGTCATAATGACATCACCTCCTTACCACAAGTATAGCTGTACCGTGATAAGGAGGCTATAATTTCCGCAGCTCTCTAACACATAAAATAATGATTTTTTATGCCATTTTGCCCCGATCGGAATGAAACCCGTTTTATATTGCCAACGTTTCTTACTGCCTTACTATTTTATTGAGCTGAAAAATATTTCCAATTACTCCAAGAATCAGACTTTTTCGTCCTTATTGCTATTTTTTCACAGCCGAACGAAAAAGCCAATTGTGCGGTATATGTTTCACTACCAGGATTGTGTTGTATAACACAACACCCATTGCTGCTCAATTCAGGAAGCCCTTTAGGATTTATACCCGTATTTAAAATAAATGCAGCTGGTGGATTATCTAAGTCAGATACTTGTTTTTCATAGATTGAAAACCGGTCACTATTTAATGTGTTAAGTGCCCCAATAATTGTCTTGTTTTCCGTTTCCAATTTACCGATAACAGCCGTTGACATTTTATCCACGACATAATCCCAAAATTTGCTCATTAATCCGCGCTTGTTCGCTCTCGCAGTTGCGTCATACAGCATTACTTCGTCATTATCCGCTAACGTATCTTTTGATGTGTATTCAGTCCATTTTGGCATGTGGTTGTCCTCCTTTAATTCAATTGATTTTTATTGATATAGTCTTCAATCGCCTTAATATTTGCCGAAAGCCCATCGTCAAAAATGAGAAAATTTCCTTTCTCGTTCTGGCTCAAAACCTTTCCGCTTTCGGTATCAATCGTTGAGTAGGTAAAGGCGATTCTATCGCCCTCTCCTGTTGACAGTTTCATAAATGATGTAAGTTTTTTAATCTGGCTCATAATAATTCTCCTTCCATTTCTTGAATTAGTTTTTCTCTTTCCGAGAACATTTCATTCTCAATGTCGTTCAATCTAAAATTAACTTCCCTATCTTCTTTTCCGGCATTAAAGCGTATAAATTCTTTATTTTTCTGCTTTGCTTTCAGCTCCCACGCAAAATGCAAGCCTGGTGTTCCTTTTACCTTGAAATAAGTATTTGTCTTTTCAGCTATCCATGTTTGTCCCTCTCCTTCATTCTGTAAGAACACATAATACTCGATTCCTGTGTCGGTCGATTCCTGAAATATATCATCAATCATAATGATTGCAATACCATCCTTGCCAATTACTCCACCGCCAAAATCTCCCAAAGTAGGAGTTGGAGTCTCGTAGCAGTAAAATAGCTGTTCTCCATAGTTTTCAGTGTCAGCTATTATGGATTTTGTTCCAGAAACCTTAAAATCGCCAAAAATACTAACATCTGAATTGAATTGTGTTCTTCCCAGATAATGTTTTGAACCGTCTGTAAAGCCACTTTCTGTTGTTGTATTATGTGGTGTTAAATTTAATGAGTTAGCGTAAGAGGATGCAATACCACTTGCGCTGTATTTAATAAATTGTCCTTGTGCATCCATAGCAAGCATTGATGGAGCGTTATATTCATTTCCTGCGGAAATCTGTAGGGTTCCATTTTTTTTATTATAAATTCTGTTGTTTTGAATCGTAAATCCGCCTATAGTGGCTCCAATTGCCGCAAGCTCATTCAAGGACATTTTTTCAGCCGTGACCGCCTTAGCATCTAATTTTTCTGTGGTAATAGAACCAGCTGCTAGAGCATTAGCGGCTATGCTCAACGCTTTAATAAATTGTCCATTTACATAAATGTTTCCGTTTTCGTCTAAATAAATTCCCTGTGCCTTGCCACCATTGGTAAGCTTGCTGAAAATATCGACTTGTGTCTGTCCATCGACAGCTGATTTTGCTGAGCTATTAGCAATCTCATCGACCGTCTTTCCTTGTAGCGAAAAAGTCTTTGGAGCTAGAATAACATTTCCGTTGCTGTCGATTTCTAAAGTCACATTATTGTCGTCATCAATAACTTTCAGTCCTCGACCATTGATTCTCTCACCAGCAAGCAGTCCAGCCAGAACATATTTTGCATTAATGTATACTTTTCCATCTTTGATATAGATTCCCTGTTCAGTGCCGCCTTTTGTGAGTTTATTGAACACTTCATCCTGTCCAAGACTGGTATCATACTTATCAATTGCATTTTTAATATCGTCTTTGTCTGCATACTTGAAATCAATCCAATCGGATGCGTCAAACGCTCCGCCAACACGATTTACAGTGGATGTTTTGAGGGAAGCCTTTCCTTCACTATTGGTTGTCACCCACAAGTCACCTTCGTAATATGGCGGTTTTGGCTGAACCATATAGACAGATGACTTCCCATCTATCTTGTCTAACAGCTCATTTGGTATGGATTGTGGTTGCCAAATACCGGATTTGTAAATCCATTGAGTGTTATCAGAAGTATTGTGCCAAAGGTCACCTTCATGCTCTGCTTTCTCTGATTCCCATACCAAGATAATTTCATTCCCGGATTCATCCAGAATCTTGTTTCCGTCAATATCGCACCATGGTTGTTCCTCTGTTTTTGTCCATTTAAGAGAAGGGTCGTTTGGCTGATACCAAGTTTCAATTTTTCCATCAATCTGTGTTTTTAAAGAATTAAGAGAATCTTTAAAAACGCCATTGATAAATAAATCTAAAGAACTATCATCTGTGTATTTTGAAGCCTTTTCCCAATCTGAAGCAGAATAAGAACCGCTTGCTCTGGCAACTTTACATCTCATCAAATCACCATTAGAGCCTTGTGTCCATAAGTCTCCAATGTCATAAGGTGGCTCTGGCTGAACTACGAATACTCTGCGCTTATGATCTGCCGTATCTTGCGCTTTTTCTGCGGCGGCAAGTGCTAACGTGATATCGGTATCTTGTACCAATTGCCATTTCCAAGTTGCCCCATCTTGCATAAAACGGTACGCATATCCCCTGGATTTCCAGTAAAATAGGTCGCCCTCATGTTTCTTTCGTTCTTCGTTGGTAGTCCACTCGGAAGCCGGGATATTCTGCAAGGTCGGTTCATAGTCATAAAAAAAAGTCTCAATCTGTCCGTCGATTTGAGACTGCAAATTATTGATATCAGTTGTGTATGTATTGCTTATAAAATTATTTACTTCTGTTTCTGCTTTTTCCTTTGCAATCGCATTAACATCTTTTCCCTTGACTTGTACGGAATCCGCATTAATAACAACCCTTCCTGTTGTTACATCAACCAGGAAAGTTATGTTTCCATCTTTATCAATAGCCTTAATGGTTCCCGTATTAATCCAATCTGCATTAACACCTGTAGCCGTAAGGATTCTGGCAATCACATCACCATCAACTGTCATGCCACCATTCCAATGTTGCCCACCATCTGTAGAAACAGCCCATGCTTCCGCAGTCATTTTCCATATAATATCAGAATCGGACAACTGTGGCTTATTATGAAGATAATAGTTTTTGCTTCCGTCCGGCTGTGTTTCTACTGTCGTGTATGTTCCAGAAGATTCCGCAAGGCGTTGTGATAATTCTTCCAGTGCCTTTTCTCTGGCGGTACGTTCATCTTTTAAGTTCTTTTTGTTTTCAGCTTGCACCTGTTGGTTAAGTGTATACTGTTTCTGCTTATTCCTAGATACACTCTTAGCACTGCATTCAAGTTGCTCAAATGCGCCTGGATTCAAAGTAACAGAAGTTAGGAAGCTCTTATACTGTTTCCCGTTTCTGTCGGAAATCTCAATGGTGTCACCAGCTTCCCATGCTATATTAGTCAATGCGCCTGTAGTAAATGGTCTGAATTTTAGCCCCACGCACCTGTCTGCGATAATCTGGCAGATTTTCTCCCCGGAGCCCTCTTGAATTAGCTTATTATCACTGATTTCGATAACATAGCCAGTTTTCCCCGACTGATATGTTTTCGCTTCATTTTTAGAAGAATTTTCAACGTATTCTGCAACTTTTATGCCTGTTATTTCAACATCATACAACCATGGTGTGAATCCATTCGTATCTATGGCTGTAATACCCTTTTGCATAACAGTGATAATCTGTGCACCAGCGGTATCTAAGATGTCTTTCCCTTCAATATCATTCCATGGTACTTCTGCCTTATTATAAAAATTTTCCGGTACTTCATTTTTGTACCAGTCAAGGCATAATCTGCCGTATGCATCTGTTTTCGCCCACTGGCAGCCCATCTGTGCTACCCATGCAATTACCTGTCGGAAAGTAATGCTGCTATCATCTGGTCGATTCTGAATTACAAAATCATCGTTATCAAATCTTGTTGATTGCAGTGTTACTCCGCACACCTCGCAAGCATCCTGGATGATCTGTAATCTAGTTGCCGGATAAGTCAGCTTACTTTCTGAATAATCACGATCAAATAATCGCATGGAATCTTCACAAGTTAGGCTGATAATAGCTGTGTTCTGGTATGGGGCATCTGTTACTGTCATGGTGCAGATACGGATTTTTTCAATACCAGTAGATAATTCAAGCCCAATATGGCAAACAACTCTCGCTCCGTCCCAGATGTAATCTGTGTACTTGCCAGAAAAGTTGTTGATCTGCAATGTCAGCTTATTTACAATAGCTGCGCCGATATCAAAAGAACCACTTTGCGATACTGCATCCTCAAATTTGAAGCCATTAGACCATAAGTCTTTGTCGGTAATGGATAATGTACTTCCGTCCGTAAAGGTAAAATCTGCATATTTCAGATAGTTACGGTTCCCACTATTCTGTTGTTCTTTAAATTCCGTTGATAAATTTCGCATATTTTACCTCTCGATAAAATCAAATTTAAGTCCTTCCATGCGCTCATTGCCTATCCACCAGCACTTAAAGGGTGATTCCCTGTCACCAACATAAAATGTTCTGGTTTCGTGCTTGTTCGCAGATAGCAAGTCTGGATATGTGACCTGTATGTACTCTGGATTTACTGCCTGTATAATTTTGCAAGCAGTGTCCCAATCTGGGCCATTCCAACCTACAGACAGCTTTCGTTTCTGTCCAACTCTATTTTTATGCATGGTCGTATCGTCTGTTCTGCCGGATTCTGATGCCGATATATCCTGTAATCCCCATGTAAAAGAAGAAGGACAGGGCAATGCTACCCCATCCACTTTTAAAAAAACTTCTGCCATATATTCACCTACTTTAGCACTCTGATTTCAAATTGGAGTGCTCTCAAGCAATCATTTTTGTTGCTTCGTTTTGAATAAATTCTTTAATTTGCTGATATCCCCATCCACAATTGATAAGACTGCTTACAAGCATTTCCATACTCTGAACTTTCGCCAAGTCATCACCTGTGAAGAAATCTCTAAGATTCTCTTTTGCTTTTACTCCATAATCACTTTCAAGCTCTTTTGCTGTCTTTCCGAACAAATTGCGATAAATCAGATTTGTATAATTTGGATAAGCAAATCTCTTATTTGGGCTTTCTGTTATTTTCATCTTAATTGTATCTGTGAGGATATGCCGAATAACAACACCCTTGTCACGTTCAATTTGCCATTGCTGGCGTTCTGTATATAAGCGTTTTAACTCGCTTTCCATCTTGTTGAAGGCTTCAATATACTTAATTTTCCATTGTAAGGCTTTTTCACCAGTAAAGCCCATTACGAGCAAGGAAAAACCGTCTCTATCCATTTCGTACATTGGATATTCTTTTCCACGATTCTTATATGTTGTAAGTCGAAAAAATTTGGCGGCTGAATTATCAGCCACGAGATTTTCAATTGATTGTAGAACATTCTTATGTTCTTTCTCAAAAACCTCTGCAACTTTCAGACTTGTTGTAATAAGTTTCTCTTCGTATCTTTTTCCAACGATTTCTACCAGCATAAATTCATATCTCCTTTACGATTTATTTTTTGGCAACAAAAAAGCGCCTACCCCGAAAGGCAAACGCTTTAAAAATTGCTTATTATGATTTTATATTATAACATACGGTGAAAGTATCATTCAGTATACTATGGTATCATTTCAATAATCTTTTTACAAACGTATAAATCACTTCTAGCCAGTGGCTATTATCACAATTCTGTACGAGATTAATAATCTCTGTCTTATAGTAATTCATTCCACAATTCCTCCCAACGCTCTAATCAACTTCTGTTTGCGGTTATACTTTAAAATCTCGGAAATCTGCCCCATCATATCATCCATTGTCATGTTGCTCTTCATGCTGTTGCAGCGCTTACACGCCAGTTGCAGATTCTTAATATCATTGGTGCCGCCACGAGACAACGGCATAATGTGGTCGATTGTCATTTTCTTGAATTTGACTGGCTTACCGCATATCGCACATTTTCCGTTGCACTTGGCGTACACACTCTTTTTCTGAAAGTCATTGAACTGGATTCTATTTGCCATACGATCACGCTTTCTGCTCCATAGATTTAAGAGCCTTAAAGGCCTGTTTTGCTTTCCAGGCATAATCGCTCAAAATCAACAGTTTCATTGTCATAAATTGCTTGTTATATGCAAAGGAAAGTCTTTTCTCTTTGTCCATCTCTTCTGTGCTGTTAAATCCATACTGTTCTATGAAATCATCCACAAGAAACTTGATTTTATCAATAGTGTCCTCTACTTCGAACATTGTGTTTTCTCTATCCATATTTTCTGTCATTTTATTTTCCTCCTGTGTATCCCTGTAAAAATCTAATTAAAAGAATCTCTGCTGTGCATTTTCTGTATCAATCTCATTCTTCAAGAAAACTGGCGGTTTGTATTCTCCAATAATCTTGACTGCCTGTTCTACCTGGCTTCTCTTAATTGCCTTGTAGCTTTTGACCTGGAACTGGTAGCGCAGGTTGGAATGAATGTTACTGTAAACCTTCTGGCGAATGGAACGGCTATTGTAAGCATTGGATTCCTTGCCACCAAGTACCAGTGTTCCTTTTCTCTTTACGGCTTCCGTGATTTTCTCCGCTTCAATCGGGAGAATCGGTAAATCCATTTTCAAAGTCTCAAACTCTGTCTGAATATCGTCAATCCGCTTATTCAGTTCTACGTTTCCCTGTGCTAGAAGCTGAATCTGTTCGGGAATAGTCATTGGTACTGGGTGGCGAACCGTTTCTTTTAATTTGTCCTCTACTTTGAGAAAATATTGTCTGGCTTGTTCACCTTTGGCGCTCTTTGACTGCATAGAAAGTTTCTTTGCAAAGCTGGCAGAGAGTTTATAATCTTCTCTTTGAATAACGCCACCTGTCGGTGTCTCCTCCTCAAGGAAGAGTCGCAAATAATCCTCATTTTCGGTTGCGAAATCATTTTCTGCAATGTTTCTCTTACACCATCTAGCAAAATTTTGTGGCGCTAACTCAAGAAAAGCATATAACTTTCTGGCAGTAGTCATACCCTCTTCATCAATCCCAAGTGCGATTTCGATAGGTGTCTGGTTAGATGTGTTAATTGTGATTTCGTTCATATAGAAAATCCTCCTGTTGTTAAAAAATCTATTTGCAAACAGGGGATATACAGTGTTATAATTTGCATATCCCCTGTAGGGGGTGTTGTATAAGGGACTGTTTCTTTCCTAGGGAGCCAGTTCCTTATTTTTCGCCTATTTCATCTTCTATTAGACCGATTCCTTTCATAATGGTGTCCGTTCTTGAAATTCCAAGTTCTTCTGCACATTTGTCTATGCGTCCTTTTTCTTCTTTTGTAAGACGAATATTGAGCTTTTCCTTTCTTGATTCACCATTTACAGGTGGTCTACCTGTTCTTGGGGACATTTTGTTCACCTCCTTATTTTGTCCTTGCATAATTCATTATAATTTATGGGCGTACAAAAGTCAAGAGCATTTTCTATTATTTTAGAAAACGTATCAATCAAGGTTCTCGTCATTATGACGAACACCTTTTTTCTAAAATTTTAGTGAAACTAGCTTCCACGAAATAATGGAGCCGAAATTTCGGCGGCTTGGGGTTCGACATGAACGTCAAGCCCCTGCTCCCCATTTTTGAGGTTCGCCACAATGGCAAACGTTAAAATTTACGGTTTGCTATAATCCTGGCGTTTCGTGAAAATCACGATTTGAGCCTCGGACAATTTGACTGAAGTGCTAACCGTCATCAAATTGATGATAGTTCAAAATATCAATCATAGAAATAGGGTGCATCAAATTAGAAGCACCCCTATTAAAAATAAAAGGTGTCGAAATTTCTACGCCTTTTCGCCATGTATGGCTAAAACCCATATAAGCTGCTCAAATTTGTGCACCTTGTATGAATAAACAGTTTGCCATAGTAACGAAAGGTCAATTTGTCCGTTCGCTTCTCATGGCGAAAAACAGCTCCATAAATTTGTGGAACAGCTATTAACCGTCTTGAAATTCACGACAGTTTTTTTTACTGACGAATCGTTATTTTTTTAAATTTCCTATTCCCTTATCCATTTTGGAGTGGTAAAATATGTACATCATACTAAAGAGGGGGATTTTACATGAAAAGAAAATTTTTTATGATTTTGGCTTTATCGTCTATTTTTTCAAGTGTTATTCCTGTATCAGCTCAAACAGATAAAGAAATTCTTTTTAGGGATATTCCATGGGGAACAAATTTTAATGATACATGTACTTTTATACCAGAAGCAGACTTATATGGCTCAACAATGGAAGGGTTAAGCGCCGAAACTGTTGAAAATGTATTAAATGGTGTAGAATATGGTGATGATAACGATTATGATGGAGCGATTTGCTTTTGCGCATCTCCGTTTGTTTCTCCCAACATTGACGTTGCTGGATATCCAATATATTCCATGAATCTTTATTATACTTATTCAGTAGAAAACGAAATTTCCTTTGACGAAGAAAATACGGTTTTGTACGGAGCACAATATGAATTTGAAAAACCGCAAGATTTAGATTTAATGTATTCTGATCTTTCGATCAAGCTGTCAGAAATTTATGGAGAGCCAAGTGATACATCCAATTATACCTCTCCTTTCGGAACTAAAGAACAATATACTTCTTGGTATGGAGCAAATGATACTTCCGTAGCACTTAAATCCTACGATTACGGTGATGAAACCAGCGTATATATATCATATGCTTGGCTTAAAGGCGATGAACTGTTGGAAGAAGCTGACAATGTACTTTCTGATAATAAAAAGGATGAAGAATCCCAAATTTATGGAAATGGCTCTACGAATGGATTATGAAAGAAAAAAGGCTAGGGAGAAATCCCTAGCCCTAATCTTATCAGTTAATGTATTCAACATCTATACTTGGCAATGTAACTTGTTTCCCAAGAAGTGTTGTAGAATTTAATGTTCCGCTACAAGTTCCGTATACGGTTACCCAATCTCCTTCTAGGTAATGTGTTTCGCCATCCTCATAGCTATATGAACAATCCCATTTATTACCGTTTCCGTCAACAATATACAACGTATATCCACCGAATATTCCTTCTAATGACTGATCTATTGTTCCAGAGACAATACAATGTTTTTTATCGTAACTGTCAGGGTTTCTCAATATATCATTATAGTCCAATGTTTGGCAAAGTGCCTTGTATTCGTCCTCTGAAACTTCTTTTGAATTAGCAACTTCTTCTGTCACTACAAAATACTGTGATAAACTATCATCTGAAGCATTCTTTTTGTAGTTTTTAGCTTCATCTCCTTTGGCGAATACCATACAATTCTCTAAATTTATGGAATCTCCCATAAATCCCCATGAATCTACATTTGATACTGTTCCAAGAATAGCAACCACATCATCATCTTTAAGACCGCTTTCATATTTTGCATACAATTTACTATCAGATACATTAAAATTACTCATCATATATTTATCACCAATAGTAACTTGCACCTTATTGTCTTTAATCTCACTTATTGTTGATACAGTATAAATTTTAGCTCCGCTCATATTGACTGCATATTTATATAAATCGCTGTCAGTGATATAAGAATATTCACCAGAATTAAATGTTTGTAATTCATCATCAAAAGTAATTGGAGCCACATTCTGTTTTTTCTCTTCTACTGTAGGAGTTGCTTTTCTTTCGTAACTACTGGATTTTTCCGTCTGTGTTTTGGATGTATCTGCTGTTTTCTCTGTTTTAGATGAATACCAGCCAATTAGAATAAACACAAGGCAGATAAAACCAAAATAGTTTGCGCATCCCCCTTTTTTCTTTTTCTTGGTAGCTGTCGGCTGTGGCGTGTACTGTGGTTCTGGTGCAGAATATGTTTTAGGTTTTTCGATATTCTCAATAGTTGTTCTGGTCTTGTTTGCTTCGCCCCTGTCGCAATTATCCATTACACTCTTGTCTAGCATATACCATTCAACAACATACTGTTTCTTGAAATACCGCTCCGCAATCTCTGTTGTAAATTCCTTTGTCTGTTCATATGCGGAAGAACCTGTTGATAAGCAAATTTTGAAAGGATTTGCATATTTCGGAATTGAAAAAGCAACTTTCAACTGTACTCTCCCTAAATCATCTGGTTCTTCCTTATCATAATTCAATACAAAATCCATAGGATTCGCTTCAAGTAACAAATTTCCTTTGTAGTAAACCTCGATATTCGCTTTTGAAGCCTTGATTCTCATGGAATCTAACATCTCAATGTCGTATTCCTTTTGCTTCTGTGGCGATTCCTGTGTTACATTTCCCTGTGTTATCGGGAATCCACAGTTCGGGCAACTTGCCGCTTTATCACTTATTTCCTTGCCGCATTCTGGACATTTAATCAGTGCCATAAATATCCCCCTCCTTAGTATGATACCCATATTGTACCACCTTGGGACGCATTCTGGAAGTCCTATTTCGCTTTTCTATCAATTTCCACAGTCACAGCAAACAAAAGAGCTTCGGCAAATTTTGCTCCGAAAGAATCAGCGTATTTATCGTGAATTTGCATTGCTTCCACGGTGAGATTTTCCCACTGTGGAATATCATCCTTTGAGATAAAGGCATACTTCTTGTGGAGGTTCCATATTTCTTGCCAGATGGAGAAATAAGTCTGTTTAAAGTCCATCAATACCACTTCTCCTTCAGTTGATTAATCGGTGTTCCGGCAACTCCGGCACTTTCTCCGCTGTCTGTTGCCTTGAAGTATGCTCCTTGAATCTGCGGATACATAAACTCAAACATTAGATAATTAGCAGCGTCACAAAGATATTCTGTATTTCCGGTCTTTCTGTATTTTTCAATGCACAAATCATGTGATTCCAATGCATTAACCAGTTTCTCCCCGAAGTTATCCTTTGCCGTACCATACTTGTAAAAGCTTACCTCAACCCTATTCTGGCGTAATTTATCGAAACGGTCTGAATATTCTGTTGGAAGTTCTGTTCCTATTTGGCTCATATGTTTTAATTCTCCACAATTAATTAATTTCTTTTCTAAAAAATCAATTTTCTTGGCTTGTGACTATATTTTATCGGGTGAGATGTTTTTGAAACGGATTTGGTTATTTTATCGCAGTAATTCTTTGTCAATAATCTGGAAGTTCGCCCTGTGGATATAAAGAGCTTTTCCGTCAATCATTAACTTTGTCATTTTAGGTAGATCGTCCGGGATTTTCCAGAACACCTCGTCACCAGAATATGCGGCTATTGGTTGTCCAAGTTGAGATTTGATTACTACAACCCTGGATTTCCCGAAATAATTTTTATAATAATTCACAATCCCGGCTATGTATGTGTTATCTGAAATCTTCCCAGTTGAATGGCTAATTATATCTTCCTGTGTGAAATCAACCTCTGGCTTCAATCCTTTTTGTTCAAAAATACAAGTATCGCCACAACTTTCAATTTCTTTGCCATCAATCAGAATTGTAATGACGGAAGATACATCGTAGCTGGTTGTTTCATTTCCCTCACTATCGTAGCCCTTGGATTTGGTTTTATTCCCGGCAATATTAATCTTGTCCCCTGTGGTGGTCATAACCTTTTGACCGTAGTTATCGTAGGTGTAGATTGTATAACTATTACCAGAAAGATTTCCTTTCACGTCATTCATGTAATCGTCATTAGCCGCACAGCCTGTTAGCCCAGCAATAATGCAAATACAGATAATGGTTGCCAGTAGTGCTTTTATTCTTTTCATAATGTGTCCTCCCTGTCCTCAACTTTCATTAACAAATTTTTCCGTATATAGCCAGACATGAAATGCGAATAATGGTGATCCGTGTACTCACTAAATGAAGTTCCAAAGTATTCATCAATCACTTTCATGTATGTTTCAATCTCAACATTCTGGAAATAATCTGGATTTGGCCCGAATCCAAACTTGTCCAGGATATTGTCCAAAGCGTCTTGATTAATTTTTATGTGCGGTTTTCTGGTTCGTTCTTCGTACCTCTTGAAGAAATACTTTGATACTACCAGAAAGCGGTTGGTTGTATATGGGCTTGTCGTATATCCCAATTCTTCAAGACGCACTGCAACCTGGTTCTTGAATGCAGACCAGTTAAAAGATTTACGGTCTATTGGAGTATACTGGATGTTCTCCTCGGTCAACATATTTTTGATATGTTGAGAATTGAACCACTCGTTAGAGTGGTATGCATTTTTCTTTTCTTCTTTTAACTCCGTAGGAGAATCCATATTACTGTTTATTTCATCTCTACTATATTCCTCACTATTATTACTTTCTTTCATTTCTGGCAAGTCTGGCTCACTTTTTTTGAAATCCTGGCTTTCAAAATTTGAAAGTCTGCTTTTTAAATACCGTTTCCTGCCATCATTTTTGGAAACATAGAGATAGCCAAGTTTTATTAATTTGGAAATTGATGTAGAAACTTTAGTCATACTGCATTTGCAAAAATTAGCTAAATATTCGTTGCTAGCATAACAACCTTCACTATCTTCTGCGTCTAAACTGTCAATTTCTATTAAGATAATTTTTTCGATTGCATTCAATCTTTCATCAAGGAATACTCGTTTGGGAATCCAAACGCCTTTGAATTCTCTTGGATAATTAAATTCTTTATTCATAATAATAACCTCCTTGTTGGTCGTAGACACTCTCCGTATTGTGCCAGAATCCTTGATTTATAAAAACAGCGGACAGGCGCATCAAGGTTTACGCTTTTCGGGAGCTACCCTAGCCCACTGAATTTACCGAATTATTTTTCAAGAGTTACATAACCGAGTTTTTCTAACTCATTTATCGCATTATCAATAACATTTATTTTTTCTTTTGAAAGATCATATAATTCCTTTACATTGAAATTATCTTTGTCAACACTCATCATCAAAGCATATATTCCCTTTGCTTCAAGGGAAATATTTCTATTATGAAGCACTTCTTTGCTTACTACACAATAATTTTTATATGACATTTTTGCTTTCCCTCCCCATTGTAAGGTTCCATTTTAAATCGAACCTTTCCGGACCTCATTTTAAATGCGGGCTGTCTAAAAATTCAAAATCATGCGGCAATTTTATTAATTCCTTTATTCAGAATAAATTCTTTAATTTCGTTATACCCCCAGCCATATCCGACCAACGCACTTACAAGCATTTCAGCATTTTGTATTTTCACAAGATCTTCTTCCGAAAAACAATCTCTCATATTTTCTTTTCTGGAGATTCCAAAATCTTCTCTCAGCTGCTTGGCGTTTTTACCAAATATGGACTTGTAAATAATGTCCGTATATGTAGAATAGGCATGTCCGTGCATTCTTTCATTTTCAGAAGATTGTTGAATTGCTTTTGTCAACGCCTGTCTTACTGCTATTCCTTTGGCTCGTTCAAGTTCTGCTGCACGCTGCTTTTTAAAAGCAATTTTTAAGGATTGTTCGCAACCAATAAAATAATTTCTTGCTTGTTCTCCTCTTTCAGATTTTGATAGCATTGAAAGTTTTTTGGCAAAATGGGCAGTTATCTTATAATCAACAGTTTTATTACCCTCGACATCAATGTCGAACCCCCAATAGTCTTCATTTTCTACCGCAAATGAATTGTCGATAATATTTGTTTTCGCCCATCTTGAAAATTGTCCCTGTGCAAGTTCTAAAAATGAATATAGTTTTCTTGCAGTAGTCATGCCTTCTTCGTCAATCCCAAGTGCAATCTCAATAGGTGTCTGTTCGCTTGTTACTAAAACTTCATTTCCCATTCTTCCATTCCTCCTTATATTGATGGATAAAATAAAAAAGAGCCGCCAAGTAAGATAAAAATTCCTCTAAATCGAGAAATATTAATTTCTTCTTAGCGGCTCAAAAATCAAGACCGTGTGTACTTCTTCATTGAAGAAATTATACCACACAATCAGTCAAAAATCAATATGCCGGGGACGGTTTGAAACGGCTATCCGTATCGTTCTGGGCTTTTGTTACTGCTTTCGCAATCTCGCTTCCGTCCAGAATAATGCTGTTCATAATGTACTGCGGATTCTTGTTTCCGCTGTTCATACTCATTGCCATTGCAACTCCCTGGGCTACTGCTTTTGCCATTTCTTCTTTTGTAAGTCCCATGCTTCCGTCCGAACTGGAAACAATGCTGTCTGCAATCTTCTTCATGGTTCGTGGATTTTCCAGCGGAAGGACGGCTTCAGAACCAGCTTCACCGATGCCAATTACCTGTGCGCCGTTGAAAAGACCACCTTTGGCGTACCAATTAGGCTTATAAACTGGTGTAGAACTGGTTTTTCCGTTTCCGAGGTTATGCTTTCTCCATTCAGAGATTCGATATGTTAATGTTGGTAGATGAACTTGTTTCATACCATTGGCGAAAGATTGTGCAGTTTCCCTACCCATTGATGTTAAATCATTTTTGAACAGACTTGTGATATAATCTGAAATACCAGATAAGTTAGATTCTGTATAAGTCTTCATGTTTTCGGTTTCTGTATCAACCTTGCCAGAAGCCTTTTCCCAAATCTGGTTTGTATTGATCAGAACAGAAGACCAATAGCTTTGAATGGTGGTCATAACCTTACCCATTATATCTTTGGTATCGGTATCCATGGTTCCGAGGGCTGTCGATACAGCACTTGCAGAATTTCCCCAATTTGTTTTAGAATTGGTTTCAACATCATCATTCGTGTTCTTTATCTTCGACCAAATGGAAGGCATTGTGCTTTCTGTGCTTTTTTTCATCCCAGCCATTGCCGTGCTTACGGCTGCACTGGCTATTCCAAAACCAGTCTTAGAGTTTGAAGAAATGGATTTCGTAGCTGTTTCCACTGATTTGCTCATTGTTGATGAAGATTTTGGAACATCTTCTGAAAAAGCTTTAATAACTTTTCCTGTGTCAATTCCCATCTCTGCCATTTTATCCATCAAGGCTTGGAATGCGGCTCTGGCTGTTGCACCAGATGATTCTTGTTGCTGAAGGACAGCACTTAATTCATCAAACTGCGTTGGAGTGATTACCGCTTGATTTGAAAGTCTTTCTAATGCAGATTTCGCATTATCAAATTCTGTCCCCATCGTACCGATATATTCATTAATATTACTTACATGAGAATTTGTAGAAGTATCGGATTCTTCCATTGCCTGTTTTAATGCTTGCTTAAATGTATCGGAAGAAATTCCAAGATTTTCAAGTGATGTTTCTACGGTTTGGAGCTGTCCATCAAAATCAAATGCATTGTCTTTCACATTTTTTAAATCACCGCCGAGTCCGATAAGTTTATCGCCAGAGATTCCAGTTTGTTCTTCGATGATTTTCAATGCTTTTCTAACAACTTCAAAATCGTTGAATGCGTCAGCTGTGGAATCTTTAAAGTCCATAGCTTTTTTTACCTGTCCAAGACCTTCCACGACAAATGCAGTCGCGCCTAAATTAGTTGCGTATCCCCAAAATCCTTGGAATTGTCCACCAGCTGTTTGTGCGACATCACCGAGATTTTTTATCTTTTCTGCAAGTGTAGTAAACCCGCCATTTCCAGCCGTTTCCGCTGCTCCACCAATATCACCGATGATAGTGGGAAGAGAAGATGCGGTATCAAGTGGGAAATTTAAAAGTTTTGAAGCTAATGAACCGATTCCGCTAGCAAAGGAAAAGATTTTGGTGGCAATATCTTTGGCTATTTTGATTGCAAACAATGTTCCAAATGCAGCACCAACTTGTTTTATAAATTCTGGATCAATTCCACTTAATTTTTCAGCCAACCAATTAATTGCATTTGCAATACCGTTAATTAAATCCGCTCCGATATTAATTATTCCTTCAAGCCCGGTAATCAACGCATCTGCAAATCCCTCTGCAAATGGTTGGAATGCAGACCATAAATTTCCAAGAGCAGTTCCAACAGCATTCCAATCAACCTTATCAATAAAATTCTGTATTGAGGTTTTTACACGGTCAATACTGCTCCAAATCCACTCCCAGTCAACATCAATAACTCCGAAATTATCAAGTGCAAGTACGATTCCACCGATGCCAAGTGCCATTGACGCATAAGGATGTTTTGCCAGTAAAGAAAGTCCTTTTCCTAATGGGCTGTCTTTTCCAATGATTCCACCAATAAAGGTTAATCCTTTGAATCCTAGAATCGCCAAAGAAATTTGGCCGAGACTCTTTCCTATAGCTTGTGCTGTTTCGGGACTTATATTTTTTATTGCTTCTGCGATAGAATTTAGACCTCCAGGAACAGTTGAATTGATGAAATTCTCTCCGACATTAAGTAAATCTTTATAAAAATCCACAATGCCTTGTCCTACATTCTTTGCAAATGGAGCCAATGCATCCCAGAAATTTTTCAGTGATTTATTAAGTTCTTCCCAATGAATGTTGTTTCCGAAACTGGTCAACGCATCAACTAATTGTGGAATTGCGCCGTTCATCGTCCAAGTTCCGACTGGAACGAGAAAATGCTCGTAAAAATCCATAAGTCCCGTCCAAACAAATTGTGTTGGCTTTTGGAGCATAGTAAACAATCCTTCTAAAGAAGTTTGGAGCTTTAACCAGTTGATTTTTGTCAGCAAATCATTTGTAATGTTAAAGAATCTTGGAAGTCCTGAGTTGTTTGATAATGACCATTTACCGATTGGCTGTAGGTAATTCTTCCACAAATTTTTCAAAGCATTAATCGAAAAATTTCCTAGTCTGCTTAGACCTTCATTATAAAGCTTCTTTATTGCGGCAGTGGTTGGCTTTGCATTCTTTCTGATTTGTTTAAATGCCTTGATAATCTTATCAGATACAGTTTGCGCTTTATTCTCAACATTTGCAAATGCTTGATCCCATGCTTTTTGATAATCAGAAAGTGCTTTATCGAAAGCAGCGTCCAGTTCTGGTATATGGGCACTTCCCAGAGCCCCGCTGCCCGAGCTTCCACTTGAACTTGATGTCTTGTTATCATTCAACTGGTTCAATTCATCGAAGGAAAGAACAGAAAGAGTTTTTTGTAATTTCTTCGCATTGTCGTTTGCATTGTCGAGCCCGGATGCAGCATTATCTGTGCTGTCTGCAATATCTCCCATATCGACTGAAGCTTTTCCAGTTGAAGATACATAATCCGATAGCTTAATGCCAAGTAGTTTTGCGAGCCAAGAAAAAGCTCTTTCCAATGCCATAACAAGACCGTTAATATATGGAAGTACTTTTGCAACAATAGGGAGGAACAATGTTCCGATACTTCTACCAAGTGCTTCGAAATTAGATTTCAACATACGAACCTGGTTGGCTGGTTGATTAATTGTTGAAGCCAAATCAGCCCATGCATATTTAGAACTATTCAATATTGTAATTGTTCTTAATATAGCTTTATCTGACTGGCTTAGACTTGATACAGTAGCGTCAATTCCAAGATTATAAAGTTCCTGTTGTAAATTTGCTACACGGATATTAATACCATATTTATCAAGTGCCCTGCTCATTCCGGTTATGCCAGAAGCCATATCATTCCAAACATCGTTGAATTCAAGATTTTTTACAGAAGCAAGGTCTGCTCCGATTTCTGTTAAAGCTTGTGAAACCTTAGTTGATGCATCTGCTGTTGCCCCCATTGATGACGCCATCTGTGCATAAGTAGCTTGATAGTTCATCGTTTGTTTTGGATCAAGTCCAAGGCTCACGCCTTTTGTTCTAGTCAGATCACCTGCATCTGATACTTCAAATCCGGTCATTTTTTTTGTCAGCTCTTTTGCACGCTTTTCAAAGGAACCGACATATTCCTCTGCGGATTTTACTCCTGCATTCTGCCATTTGCTGATATCTAATCCATCAGTAACTTGATCGAACGCAGAATTAAAATAATTAAGTGTTTCAACATAATCTGATGCAGAATTTACAGAATTCCAAAGTGCTTTAATTCCTCTTGTCACCGTGAAGAATTTCGCATATAATCCGGCAAGTTGTGAAGTTAATGAACCAACTTTTTTTGAAGTTACGTTTGCATTATTTCCAAATCCAGTTAAAGCAGAACTAGCAGCTCCAATCATGGATGATAACTTTTTCCCAGCATTTCCAAGTCCGTTTGTGGAATTTGATAATCTCGAAAATGAATTCGAAAGAGAATTTGTGGCTTTATTTATTTTTCCACTTGCAGTAGCTAACTGTGCCAAAGCTTCTGTCATTCTTATTGTATTTTCGCTGATTCTTGGCGCAGTTTTCATTACATTGAAGAACGACAATACTTCATTCGCTAGTGTTCCAAGTTGGCTTGATGTTTGCCCGATTTTATTCCCAGCGCTTGCCAATTGTGCAATTGACTGAACAAACCTATTTACGGAATCTGAAATTCCATCAACACCAATAAAGCTTTCTGTGATAAATTTCAAGTTACTTCCCAATGCAGGTAATTCAGCTGATACATTCGCAATATATTCACCGGAATTGGCTAATCTAGCCATTGAATTAACAAAACGATTAACACCGGAAGATACATCTGGAATCTCTGCCAAATTGCTTAATTTATGGATTATTTCTCCAAGTTTTCCAGAATCAAATCCACTAACATCAACCTGGCTAAGCCTGTTGATTGAGTTGATAACTGCATTCAGACCAGAACCTTTATAATCTACTCCACCCATTGTCTTTATGGAATTTGAGAATTTTCCAATTCCATCAGCAATGCTTGTCATTTTCCCTATATCAAGTTCTTTTAGTTTTCCAAGTTCCCTTACACAACTACGTAATCCGTTTGTATTAACTCCGCTTAATGCGGAATTAACTTCTGTGAGTTTATTTGAAAGATTAGTCAGTGCACGTACAGCTTTTTCCGTACTGCTGCTAATCTGTATGTCAAGGGTATCAATGGTGTTGTCGGCCATTTATTTCTCCCTCCTTTTTCAAAAAAATAAAGGGCAGGCAAGACTTATTCATCCTGCCTGCCCTTTTCATGGTTAAGCTCAAAGTTCGCCTGCATGAGTTGCAAGCTTGCCAAAAGTGCGTTTCTCTGTTTTTTCTTTTCTTCTTCGGAAAGTATGCCTTCCTGTTTACGCTTTTCTTCCTCTGCTGATTCCAGTAAAGGTTTCTTCAAATACTCTGCTTTGGATTTTTTCCCCATTAAAGCATTTGCAACAGCTGTGAATGTGGCTGATGTTTCATAAATGCCCGCTTGCCAAAGCTCAGCGTCTTTTCTTTTTTGCCGTATCTTTTCAGCTTCGAGATAAGGTTTTAATTCCGCTGGAGTAGAATCCATAAATTCTTCTTTAGATACACCGATAGAGAGGTATAAAGGAAGAATCTCTTTGTAAACAACTTCTCGAAAAGTTAATTTTTCTTTTTGTGATCCTGCGGAAGCTTCGTTGCATTCTTCTCCACTGCCTGTGCTTCTGCTACTGCATTCAGCAGACCGGATAAAAAACCATTTTTCTCCAATTCTTTGTCGAGAAGTTGGTATAAATCAAATCCGCTTTTTGGATTTTCCTCAGTTCCTTCATCTTCGTAATCATCCAAAAGGTCACAGACTTTATCAAGAGCAGCTTCTTTTTCAAAATCACTTTCATACCCAAACTCTTCCTTGTGCTTCTTTTGAAGTCCGGCAAGAAGCAGTTCTGGGAGAAGAGAAATCATCTTCTGAAGGCTTCTCTCTTTTCCATCTGTAATCCCCTGTACCTTGTCCAGCACATCTGTTTTTGTAAGAAGTCCATATCCAAATACAACCTTATATTCTTTTCCATGTACATTAAAAGTTACCATTTTATAATCCTCCAGATATATTTATTAGCTGAGTGCCATTGCGCCTGTGGAATCTGCTACTGCTTTTGCGGTGTCTAAAGCCTGTGCAAGCTCTTCGGAAACAACTTTTGTATCAAGACCTTTGTATTCCTGAATAATGAGAGACAGCGGAATTGTTGCTGCTTCATTCTGCCCAATGTCAGACAGTGGAATATTTTTTCCAGGGTCTGCGATAACAAAGAATGCATCTTCGAGGTCTGGAAATACAACTTCAAACCAAACTCTAAATCCTTTTGTCTTTCCTGTTGCCGTATCAGTCATAAGCTTCTTTAATGCTGTGATAACATCAGCGTTAAGATTGAAGGTTACATCCCAAGTACCACCAGTATCCTGTCTACCAGATGCGTACTGTGTAATGAAGTCTTCGAGTGCGGATACGTCAATCTGTTCTGTATCAAGAGAAATTCCACCAATAGAACTACATCTTTTTAACCAGGTGAATGCAGTTGGCTTCGTTCCTTTAACGGTTTCAACACCGTAATGGAAAGTTACGCCAAGAGTTGTTAAATCTGCCATTTTAATAGGCTCCTTTCTTTAATTTAAGCTTTATGCACGTAACCCTGTGCCGGGAGATAGCGGATCACCGCCTTTCTACTCTTCTTTTCCAGCTTGCTTAATAAGTTGATTTACATAATTACTTAATCCGGCAACGATAATGCCTTGTGTAATTGCGGTAAACAATGCCATTGCAAGTTCCTGTGAACCGGAAACTTTAGATGTTGCAAAAACATAAAGACCGCAAATTAACACGCCGAGAATCCCTAAAATCATCGGAATAAATTTGTCAGAAATACTCTCTGATTTTTTAATCATTGCTCCGATGAAATAAAGAAATACAACGACAACAAGTAATTCCGGCTTTACATAGCTTAAAATCTGATCCATAATCTCACCTCGCTTTCGTTTTAGGCATAAAAAAAGAACGTCTATGCGTTCATTGGGTTTAAAGTAATTTTCCTGTATATATTCGGCTGTATCGGCTCACAAGCTTTTTGATTCCACTGTCACCAAAAAACATAGGCTCCGGTCCATATGTACGACGGAATCCCATGCTCACCATAGCTTTGTGACTTATCTTGTCCAATTCATACGCTCTGGTTAATGCTTTGCTACCAGATGTGAAACAATTTACTTGAAATGATGGCATTGTTGCGCATTCATCCCCTTCAAGGTCACCTCTCGTAATTGGATTTCCGAGCATATAAAGCTGTGCATATGCCTTTTTGCCAGAAGCATTTGTTTCGCTTCCGTCCATGGAATAATTGTCTGCGCCGGTAATCTTAGAAACAGCCGCTCCCCACCTTGAAAAAACTTCCAATACAGGAGATTCTATTGTGTCTGGCATATCTGTCACCTCACAATAAAAAATGCGCCCACTTTTAAAGTGAACGCATTACATATCTTGCTACAATTTAACACTGTAATCATAACATAATTGGTTGGTATCATTCAGTATACTTTGGTATCATCTTCAAGAAGAGAACACCTCTTTGGCGATTTTGCTGATATTCTGAATGATTTCTACGCTTGCCTTATACATTGGCATTGTAGATTCTGTACCGTAAGAACGTACCCATTCGCCAGAATCAGATACATATACCCAGGAATCGTTTTTTCCCTTTCCTTGTCCGTAAGAACCGATTGTATAACCAAATTCTTCTCCTTTTGGATGCGGACTAGAACCTGCTGCGCCATTGTAGTGAATACCTGCACCGAACTCTATAAACAAAAGGTCTATTCCTTCACATATTAAATGGGCTTCTGCATAGTCCCCAAAACTGTTAATTTTGATATAAGTATTATGGTTCTTATCGGAATCACCTTGTGCTGCTAAAATATTTTGATTAATGACTGGAATCCCTAATTCACATAATCTTTTTATGAAAATTTCATTTTTGTTCCTTAAAGATTTTTGATAATTTTTTATTTCATCAATAGCTTTTTGGATTGATTTCTGTGATAAGGTACACTTTATTGTCTTACCCATCTTCGTTTCCCTTCTTAGAAATTCCATATCTGGCAATATTGCCTTTTTTTGTATCTAAAATCTTCTTTAGTACATAATCTGGCAATACTGTAGGTTCTCCATCTTCGTCCAAAATAAGGCTTCCATCCTCGCTTATTTGTGGGATTCTGTCTATCCAAAATATATCTGCTTCCTGTGGGTGAAAATTTCGATTAAAGCTTGTAATATACCTGTCATAATCTGGCACTATTCCGGCTGCGATTTCTTCCGGTGTTCCGGCTGTAGATGATACGGAAAAAGAGTACAAAGCTGGTTTCTCATAAACCTTAATTCGGTCTAATCCTTCTGTCTTTTCGGATATTCGTGACCAATATACTTTTTGTTTTTGACGGACTAATCCTCTCATGCAGTCATCCTTTCCATTCCAACAGGGGAAACGTATGTAAATTGGTTTCCTAAAATATCTCTTGTTGTTCTAATAACAAACTGTCCGTAGTCTGCTAGAATATTGCAACACCATTCCTCTGCATCCACCCAGTATCGTTTCTTAACCATACGATGAAGCTCTGGTAGTAAACCATAGCTGAACATTACACAATGTCCTAACTCATGGATGAATACACGGTTCAAAAGTTCTCCTTGTAGGTTGTTTGCAATAGAAATTGTCATTGTGGAGTAATCAGATACAGCAAGTGTCCTCTGCCCTGTACGGTCAATCAAAACATTATCATTTGGAGAAACAAAGTGCACTCTCCATAAGTCCCCATTCATATAGAATTGTTTCAGCATGGTTTCTCACCATCCTTTCTACGAAAAAAAGCCCCTGCCGCATTAATTTGCGACAAGGACTTAATTCATTTATTGCTCTAGTTCATCTGCTGTACGAAACGTGTCAGATCAGCTTTCATTGACTGTCTGAGCGTTGCATCTGCATCAGACCACATCTCAGTAAGATTACGGATAATGTCAGATGTGTACTCCTTCATGGAATCATCCATTTTTCTTTTGGATTCCGTGTCTTTGGAATCATGATAATGCCTACGATTCTCATCGTATCTATCATAGGATTCGCCATATCTGGATTTCTTCCGATTCATGTCATCCATTTCCATATCACTACGGTCTGGATGATATCCCATGCGGTACATATTACGTTCAAACTCTGGATTATTTAAATACTCGTCCATCCAGTCATCATCCTGCATATACAGATACGGTCTATAGCCTTTTCTGGTTCCCCTACCTTTTGGAGCGAAACGCCCATTTGAATAGCGGTAACGGTCATATCCCATGCGTCCAAGATACTTTTCTTCCTGTTCGCATTCATCCATAGCTTCTACGATTCTGTAATCCTTATCAGCGCAAATTGCACATTTTACTGCTTCCATGCAGTCTTTCAAATCGTCCCAATCTTGAGCACTGAGATTATCAAAGCCATGTGTCTTGGCTTTTTCCATAGCCCATTTTCCCATTTCCATTGCAACTTTATGCATTACAGTGCCCCCTTTCTAACAGCCTGCGTAACAGGTGTATCTGCTGTTGGGGCTGTACCATTGATTGCCGTCAAATTGTTACTCGGACTACAAGCCGGATTTCCTAACATCTTGAATACTCCGCCAGTTGCACTTGTAGCTACTCTGGTTGCGTACTTCGTTCTGGTTCTTATTCCACAAGCCGTAATCTGTGCACAGCAACGATTTTCTAGCGGATACAAAGTTGTTCCTGTTCCTATCTGAATCATTACCGGAGCAGTAATTGTAGTGGCTTCTGGTATACTTTGTGCAACAACAATACAATATTTCTCTCCATTGTTGTAACTGCCTGCTGGGAGTGTGATTACAAGATTACCTCCTGTAAACGCAACAGCTTGGCTTATTACAAGACGGTTGCAGAGCTTACAAACATTTTTACAACTCATATTTCTACCTCTCAATCAAAATAAGAGGTGAGCCGTAACCCACCTCTTAGAATTAGTCAACCTCTAAGGGCGAGTTACTTAGCAACAACCGTTACCATATGTATTGCATCCTGCGTATGCATATGGAGCTGGAACCTGGAATGCAGGAATCGGAGCCGGGTTGATTGCATTGATTAATCTCTGAGCCTGTGCGTACATCTCTGTTGTAAGCAATGCAGACTGGCGATCCTGGGATGCAGCACGTTTCAGATCAGAGTTCTCTGCCTGTAATGTTGCAATCTTATCGTTAGTCAGGAAGTCAAGGATTGCTCTTGTGTTGCTGTTCTGATTTTCCAGAAGGTCTCTGGTGTTATTGTTCATTGTGTTCTGCAATGCACAAGTGTTGGTAGCCAGGTTATAGTTGATACCCTGGATAGCTTCTCTGGTCTCACAGCAACAATTTGCTAACTGAGACTGTAATGTGTTGGTATTCTGCATACCGGCTACAGTATCAGCATTGATTGCCTGCTGAACGCCGTTGAAGCCTTGAAGCATTCCGACATTCATACCATTAAAGCCACTCTGCATGGTATTGTTAAGAGAATATGTGCTGTCACAGATACCCTGCTGAATACCTCTGATACCATTTTGAATATCATTAAGAGCGAATTCCTCATTAATATCTGAACGGGTAGCCCATCCTTGGAAACCGGCACCGTTCGCACCGTTTCCACCGTTACCACCAAAGCCGCCGCCCCAGCCGCCAAAACCTCCCCAGCCGAAGATTGCGAAGATCAGGACGAGCCAGATAAGTGAAAAGCCATCACCGCCCCACATATCATTGGCACGGTTATTAGAGCCTGTAGCAGCTGCAATGTCGCTAAGGCTGTAATTTGAACCATTCATCATGTTTTTAGTCTCCTTAAATTTTATTTACAATAGGAGACATCCGCGGCTGTCGTCCCAAATTGTAGCGATTCTTAATCACCCAATTATGGGGAAGTGTTATAATCCAAGGAATTTCTGGATAATTCCATCTGGTGATAAGTGTTTTTCATTAAATACATTTTGCTGTATTTGATGCAACTGGTCTGTATCACCTTTTTTATATAAATCCAACGCATTTTTTAATGTTGGATTATTCCCTGCAAATTTACTCATATCGTTCATCATGTTATCAACACTTCCGAACCTTTGAGAAATCATTTGCTGAATTTTTTGTTTCATTATTGTATTTGGGTTGAAATTCATCTCTGATTACCTCCCTTCTGTGTCTTGGGCGTTTCAGATTGTATTGGCAATAATTCTTTAATTTCAGAAATCTCTGCGTGAACATCATCACGAAGTTGGTTAATCAGCGAAACAATATCAACTTGATTTGTGTTATTGCTTTCTGGTTGTTCTCCTTCATTTACAAGTCTATAAGTGAAAATTCTACTTCTTCCATCTGCCTGTAATTGTTTTCGGTAAACTTCTGTACCGTCAGTTTTTGGATAATAGACAGGGTTTCCAGACATATCTACATCTTTTGCCTTTACAGTATCAATCCCATCGACCATCTGTCCTTGTAACATGGGGATTTGTGGTACTTGTGGCATTTGTTGTATTGGTTGCTGAATCTGTGCCTGTCCGTATGGCATTGCCTGCTGATAACTATTCTGTAATTGTGCTAATCTATCTTGATACGGCTGTATTTGCTGAAATGGTTGCGCAAAATAAGGACTTCCATACTGCATATCTCAAACCTCCCTTGTTTTTATAACTATATTTTACAATAATAAGAGGTTGATTAACACGCCATGATAACGCCATAAATACGCCATTTTCTATTAATACAAAGAAAAGCCCCGACAATACATCGGGGCAACTTTCATAATTTTCTTTTTTAATTTTCTGTTTATGCGGTCTACGGTTCTCGTACTGTACCCCATGATTTCTGAAGCTTCTGCAAGCGTTTTTTCTTCATAGACACGCAATCGGAATAACTCCTTTTCTCTGGAATCAAATCCAGCTTCACGCAAATAGAAGATTCTTTCATCTTCTGAAAAGTCTTTATAATCATCCATTCCACTGTCCTCCCTGTTAGTGGAATCAATACTTACACCGGGAAAATGCCTTTTAGGGCAAAGCCTAAAACAATACCAATTATGCCAGTTATGACATAAGCAATTATTTTGTCCTGTAACTTTCCTGGCTTTTCCATGAGTGATTTTAAATTGTCGTTCATTTCGTCAACTGTATCCTTAATGTGTCCCAGGTCATTGTTGTATAAAGCAATTTTCTGTTCCAGCGCATTGATACGTTCAAAAAAAACTCCATCCCTTTTGGAGTGCTTTTCTTTCATCTCATGGACGGCACTTTCCAATTCTTTTAAGCGGTGTTCGTTGATACACTCGTGTTCACATCCCATCGCTATTCCTTTCCATCACTCCCATTTTTTAGATATTGCTTCTACCCACCTAATTTGAAGCACCCCTGCGATACGTGGGAGGATTGACGTATCACGCACACACCATCTTAGAATCCGATAAATGGAAAAACACCATGATTTACATATATTTCAGTTTCAGAAGTCCAATTTCTGTTTACAGAAGATTCGGAATGTGATTCTTGAAATTCAGCTCCCTGTTTCACCAGGAAGAAAAGAGCCAAATCAAATATGCAATCATAGCAGTTTTCCATATCGGAATTTATTTTCTCATCACTGTAAGATGAAGGATAATTCCTTTTCTTCTTAAATGAACGAATAGCCCTCTTTGCCGAAAGAGGAATCATCCTCGCAGTTTCTGTATCATCTTCAAGATAATTTGTCAAGTCCTCTATAAGCTGTTCGTCCATTTAATCACCTACCTTTGCTGAGATAAAATCTCTGATATTATTCCAGCCTTATTAGTTGCTGTCAGGGCATAGCCGTTGTCACTTGCAAGTTGTCTTAACTGAGATACAGTCATATTAGACAACTCGCTTTCTGTATACTTATGTGTTGATTCATCATAAACACTTGCTACAGATGGTGATTGGCTGTTTTCATCGAGACTATGCCCGGTTATTCCCCCGCCTTGGTACCGATTACGATACCGCCGTTAGCTTTCGGTACAACCGGGATGAACATTCCAGAAGCTTTCGTCCATACTGCAACTGGATCTGGCGTAGCCCACATGGACATGGTAATAAAGGAACGGTTTTGCTGCTGAATGAACTGACGGTACTCTTTTTCCTCTGGTGTTGCGCCCCAAAGTCCAGTACCAAAAGAGCCATCCTGGTTAGATTCATACAGGGTAAATACATCTTCTTTGAAATATCTACCTGTTTTAACAATGCCTTTGCTTCTGTAACGGAATTTTTCGTCACAGCGATCAATTGTAATTCCGTACTCCTGCATGAGAAGGTTCGCAAGCTCCTGTTTCGTCAGAAGACGTTTGTTTGCTGCGCCAAGAACTGCGGTCTGCATTCCGGTGTTGTTTCTCATGTTGTTAATCATTTTAAGAGAGGTAATTGCCTTATTGACAACATAGCCGCCATCTTCTGCAAGCTGAACCATTTTCTGAATATCACCCATAATATCAGAATCTGGTTTAGACCAGTCTGTAATGGTAATTTTTAATTCAGACGGAACTCCAAAATCAATAGTCATGTCCACTTTGTTTTCTTTGATAACAAGTTTTCCAGTAGACAGTGCCTGTCCTTTCATAACTTTGGTTCTGGCAAGGACGGCCTCAAAAAGGTTTGTCGCGTCATCGAATACAAAGTCTGTAAGTTCCTCATTATCTGGTACACCGTTCTCGATAGCCTGTTGTAAGCTCTCGGACTGATTGAGCTTCCTTTTAATGAGAAGTTTCTCGGTCAACACCTTTTCAAAACCAGGTCTGGAACCGATTTCCGCTTCGGTGTCAAGGGCGTGTACAAATGCGATTTCCGGAAGCCGCTGTCCGCTCATAAGTCTGTAGTATTCAGCCTTCCAGTAATCTGTTTTTACATCCGGGAAAATGGTATCAAGGATTCCAGGTCTTTTAACAGAGAAATTCTGGGAGAAATTAAATCTTTCTTCCTCGCTGATTGCTTCTAATACATTGTATGCCATTGCTTATTATCCTCCTTAAAATACAACTTCGGTTTCTTCTACAAACACAATTCCAAGTGCCTGTAATTCAGTTTTTGCAGTTGTGTCAACAGTTGCGGGAAGTCGGTCTTCTAGGACACGTCCGGCAACAATAACGGAAATTGGACGCTTCTCATCGTCTGTCATATCCACATCTTCAAACACAAGACCTTTTGCGCCGGTTGCGTTTGTTGGGTATACGGAACCTGCCTTAATAATTTTTCTGTCATTAACTGCAACTGCATTTGTCTGATCTGCTGTGTAAGTTTTGAGTACAAGTCCTACCTCAGATTCAAGGATATTCGGGGTAGATTCGTACTGCTTAATTTTCATGAAAGCCATGTTTTAAAATCTCCTTTTCTTAGAAATTAGCTGGTGCATTATCATCAGCCGGTTTTGCATCTGGGTTCATGCGTGCCGAATACTGTTTAGCGTACTCAGACGCTTTACTAGTTTTTTCCTGTTTGCCACCGCTACCACCTCCGGGATTCGGAGTATTTTCCAATGCTTCTTTCTCCCAAGCTGCTTTTGCGGTATCAAGTGCTGTTTTATTTGCTTCGGAAACTCCCTTAACAAAAGTTTCGACTTCTTTCATTGCATCTTCTGGTTTCTCATACGGTGCAGATGCGTATGCTTTAATAGCACTCGCGTATGTTTCGGTTGAAAGTCCTGCATTTGCGAACATAGAAGTAATTTCACTGGTAAGGGCTTTTTTGTTGGATTCTGCAAGTGCAGCTTTCAAATCAGCTAACTCCTTATCCACTGCTTCCTTTTCTTTCTTGCGTTCAGCTTCTAGCCGTTCTGCTTCGGTCATGTTCTGCTTTTTCAACTCTTCCAACTCTTTTTCCAGGGAATCTGCTTTTTCAGCTTTTTCCTTCAGAGAAACATTTTTGTCTTTCTCTTTCTTAGTTTCAGCAGAAATAGAATCAAGAAGCTTAGAAACCTGTTCCTCGGAAGGTTCTGCAACTCCCATACCGATAAGTGCCTGTTTTGCCTGTTCTCTTGTCATTGAAATCTCCTTTCTTCCAGTCCAATACGCTTTTTCAACACGGTTCGCTCCGCACATGGTCTGTACCCGATTTACGCTCACGGGCTGTTGCAATTTATTTGATTTTGGGTATTAAAAAAGAAGCCTTAGATTTCTCTAAAACTCCTTAAATAATCGAAATTTGGTTCATTCTTCGTTAGATGGAGAATTTGCCATTGGTTCTGTTTTGGACGGATTTTGAAACTTTCCGTCAAGTAATTGCTGTGCTTTCTGCATTTCCGCTTCCGGGTCTGCCAGTTCCGGGTAAATAGTTCCCAGATACGGTAAACTCATTTCGTAGACTTTCTGCGGATCACTAAATAAACCGCAAGTAATCAGTGCAATAAGCGGATGAATTTTATTTTTAAACAGATAATCAAGTGCCTGTGCTTTTACAAGCATATTGTCTGTCGGGTTTCTGGTTATCTTTACATCGAAATCTCGCGTTGAGATATTAACATCATTTGATGTGCCGCGAATAATATTCAGAATGATTCTGGCAGATTCCTTTTCAGCTTCCTTCGTGAATGCTTCTACCAATTTTGCATCTCTCTCTGCGAAGTCCCATCCATTACGAAGGTATACAGCATTTCCTGTATCCCCTCCGCTATTGCTTTGGCGGTTTGGCATTGCTTCCACAATCAGCATATTATTGTAGATATCATCCTTTGCAACCTGGCTCTCTGATTGATTCAATTCAGCGGTCATCAGTTCAACATCCGACTGACAGTCATTTCCAGTATCTTTTACAGAGATGGCACCAAGTTTTACCATTTTCAAAAACTCGTTTTCATCTACCTCGCAGTTCTTGAACTTCATAAAGGCTTGCACAAACTGTTCAACGCCATTTAATCTATCAGACTGGTATTTGTTGATTGCATCAAATAATGTGATTGCAATTTCAACGTCCGAAAGCCTGTCATGATTATTCGGACATTCAACGATAGGAATCCCGCCAAAACCATTGATGCCGTAGTTAGTTACTTTTCCATTCTTGATTTCAAAAAACTGGTTCTTTGAATAACATAAATAATATTGCTGTTCATCTTCATCTTTTAAAATCTGCACGGAAAGCATTGGTTTCCCATTTCTCTGTGAGTATACAATGTAACAATCGCCGGGATATGGAATGAAGATTCTAAACGGTGGTAAATCTCCGTTTTTTGTCCAATCCTCTTCTTTCAGAATAGCCTTATAGGAAGTTCCTGTTGCACTCTGGTATATTGCCCTTTGGATGTTTCTTGCATCTGCATTGGCTTCATCCAAATAGTCATTCAGAAGGTCAACTTGCTCATTTATTTTTTTATCCGCATTTTTCTTTTTGCATACATATTGGATTGGCTCTCCACAAATCTGTCCAGCTTTAAATTTTACAGTTTCAAATGCGTGATTTTCTACCACTCTGTTATTAACTTCTGGACGGACTATTTTATTTCGGTATAATATCGGCTGATCGCCTTTCATGTACCGATACAAGTAATCAATCAATGTTCGGTTTCTATTATGTATGCCAATTGTATCTGATACTACTTTTACTACATTTTGTGGAGTGATTCGGTCAACACCTGTGTAGGCTACTTTTCGCCCGAACTCACCTCGGCATAAATCTACAAAATTCATTGTATTTCTCACGAGCCGAACCATCCTTTCTGCAAAATAAAAAGCACTGGATATTTCAATCCAATGCTCTACTTTATATTTTACACATATTGGCGGTATCATTCAGTATACTTCGGTATCATCTTTCAAAACCTTTTATCTTTTTTATTTCTGCTATGGCTTTTAAATGCTTTTTTTTAATGTGAATCTCTGAATAACCCATCTCGTCTGCGATACGAACCAATGATTTGTACTCAACATAATGCTTAAATAGTATGTTGTACAGCAACGGGTCTTCAACCTGTTCTATGGTTCGGACTATTTCCTGTTTTTTTTGTAAAAATTCGGATATCATTTTTGAAATCTCTTCTCGCAGATCAAATATCTTTGCAACCATATCTCCCATCGGATCACGTTTTACAGAAGTTTGTACCTTTTCTCCAACAGGAATTGCAGATACACTTGTGGAAAGAGAACTGAGCTGTTCTTCTTCGATAAGCTTGTTTTTGATTCTGTTATCATAATTTTCAATCTGGCGTAAATATTGAGCTGTAGTCATCATACTCTATCTCCTTCCCCACATAAAATTTTTGGTTGCTTTTACTTCTGCAAATCTTTTGCCGGCAAGCGTTATTGCAAGCTGCGTAACTCCATCGGCAGCGTCATCATGTTCATTATCACCAATATAGACGAATGTAGTTAATTCATCCATAGCCTTTTGATACTGTTTATCTTGATATTTCGGAGCCAAAAATATAAAATTTTGCTTAACATCCCCGGAATATTGATTTATTTTTTCTTTTTTTGCTTGTTTTGAAGGTGCTTTTGTACTTGTCGTGCTGCAAGCGTATTTATGTTCTTTCAAGCGTTCATTTACATAATAGGCATACATATCTCCACCATTATTTGCTTCAAAATTGATAGATTGAATATTATTTCCCATGATTCTTCCAACAACTAATGGCAATGTTCCTTCTTTGGGCGCTGTACTAAAAATCCAGTCATATATATACACATCTCCATTTTCGTATTCTGCACCCACTGGCATTGATAAGCTATCGCCACCACCCCACGCAACATCGCAAGCAGAAACATTTTTAACAAATCCACCTTCTGGTAGAACGCCGTTATAATATCTCAATTCATCAGCTGCAAACACAATTCCTTCACGCAAGAAGGGCTTTTGCTGATATTTAGCTTCCCATTCGTTAGCGTCTAGCCTAGCTTTCATATCAACATAATATTTTGTTGAAAATCCAACGCCATACTCATAATCGAAATTGGATTCACCATCATCGTTCAAAGCTGAAATTTTTCTAAACCGATACATTGGATTATCCCGATTTAGCTTCTCAATTTTTCCAAGAGGGTCATATAAATTCCATCTGGTTCCAACCATAAGTTCTCTTGCACCATCAATCTTACGGTCAACCATCTTGTTCAGATATTCTTGATATGTATTTTCCAATCGGGTAGGGCTTAATGAATGTTGCCTATCTCTTACAAGGTCATCCACGTACAAATACCCATCGGAAGAAATGTCAACGGCACCTGTCCAAGTACCTTCAATACCACGGCAAGTCATTGTTGCAAATCGGTCTGGCTTGTCCAGGTTTATTTCAAAATCATCAGCACTCTGTTTTTGAAGTTTCGATTGCGGGAAAATTTCACTGTAGTTGTATTCCTGTGTATTAATGAGATTAAGAAGTTCTCCGTAAAATCCTTTTGCCAGTTTTCCAGAATGACCGCCCATTGCACTATGACTATTCGGTCTTTTACCCATTATCCAAGACATAAAGAAAATACACATAGTAGATTTTCCAACACGGCTTGGAAGCGATAGACCATAAAACTCTATTTTTCTTTCTTCCAAATCCTGTAAGTCTTGGGCTACCACATGTAGTGTTTTTCTTCGTGGAATATAAAATTTCTTGCTGTCTGGTCTATTTTTTTCCATATAAAGCAAGTAACTTTCAAATAAATGTGGTGCTTCCAGCAATAAATACTGCCAGTAGATATCGTCAAAATTACCACTTCCAGTTAATGCAGCACACTTCTCTGCTATGTTATGTGAGTATTGACTTACTTTCATAGCCATTTTCCGTGCTTCTTGGTTCTTGTCGAAAGGAAGGTCAATATTCATATTTAAGAGCAAATCAAGGCAATCTTTTTGATTTTGATAGATTGTCATGTCGCTACTGATAATCTGATTTAGGACTGTCCGATACCATTCAAGCGAACCTTCTGTAATTTTTCCCATAAAAATAGAGCCAGACCTCCTTTCTTTTTAGGATTTAGTCTGGCTCTCATGTGGCTCTCTTGACTGTTTTATTTATTATTTAGCATTCTCATCAGCTGTCATATCTCTTGTATCTACGATGGTAGAAGTATTACTTCCTTGAATTTTTGGTACTTCACCATTCCATTTATCAATTTTCTGTTTTTCAATCAGTTCGGGAGTAAGAGATTCTGCGATTTTTCTATTTGCTTCTGCTTCAGCTTCTGCTTTAATCTTAATTGCTTCTGCTTTTCCTTCTGCATCAATCTTTGCCTGTTCCGCTTGGATAGATGCTTTCTCCTTTTCCTGTTCGGCAGCAATCAGTGCAACTTCTTTATCTTTATCAGCTTGTACTTTGGCTGTTTTAGCTTCAATGTTAGCAAGTTCTAATTCTTGCTGTGCATTTACCTTCTTTTGGATTGCAGCCTGTGTTTCATCATCAGTGGAAATAGAAGTAAAGTTTACTGTATCAATAATAATTCCGTATGGCTCAAATTTCTGCTTTAGATATTCGTCAAGTGCTTCATTGAGTTCCTGGCGCTTGTCACCGAAAACATCTGTTACTGGATATTTCGCAGTTACTTCCTGCGTCCATGCTTTCATCTTTGGTTTAATAAAGGTATTCTTCACGGATTCCCCGGATTGACCTTTGAACTGAGTAAATACATCAGTTACTCTGCTCTGATCGAATTTATAAGAAAATTCAAGGTCAACTTGAAGTGATTTACCATCTGCTGTTGGTGTCTTGAAGCTTTCGTCTTTTGGAGAATCTCCTTTATCCTCAGATGTAAGATAAGACTGCTCGATTCCAACGGAATACAGTGAAGTTTTTACTGTAGGTGAAATCAAATGCCATCCCTGTGTAAGTACATTCTTAGAGATTCCTCCGTTCATTTTGTACTCTACTGCAATGTAACCAGCCGGAACTCTCACACTGCACTTTGCAACACATATAAGTCCTGCAATGATTACAACAGCTAATCCAATTCCACCTAAAAGTCCTTTTTTCATTTATTATCCTCCTCTTTTTGACTTTCGTCTTTATTTAACTCATCAATAGCATTTCTGCCAATGTGGTTCAATAATTTACCTAGTGGTTGAAATAATTTGTAAAGCAGGAACCATACTACTGCCGCTCCACATATCACTAGAAATATAAATACTGGATTCATAAATTCTCCTTTACTGGCCATTCAAAGCCAAAATCTGAACGTTTGATTTTGCATTGTGGGCTTCCGTCCTTCCAGAAAACTAATCCTTCTATCTCGTGTTCGGAAAGATATTTCTTGATTCCATCAAATGTACGCTCGACTTCAACGATATTTCTCCCATGTGGGATAAGGTCATCGTAATTATAGTTATATGGATTTCCATTAAAATGTTTTCCAATAGCTTCATACGTGCCGTCCACCCATGGGCTAAGATTACATTGCATTGAAAAATTATACGCTTTTACAAACCACTTATCAGACGGATCATTCTCATCAATCTTTACCCATCCAGGCCAGTGACCTGTAATGGAATCTGGATCACAGCAAGGGATAAATCCCTCTGGTTGTATTTTACCCTTCTTGCAGTCGTATCGTTTATAAAATTTTCCGTCAATTACTGCACAGCAAGAACCATCATATTTGACCGTTGCAATCCCTTCTCATTCAAGTACCCATTCCATACCTGGATGCACTTTTGGAAGAACATTTACAATCTTATGTTCTTTGAATTCTCGTTCAAATAATGTAGGTATCTTTTTCATTCAACATATCCTCCTACAAATAAGTCGCAAATTTTATCAAGTTGCATTTCTTTTATTTCAAATTCAACCTCTTCCCTGCTGTCGATATTACGATAACACGGTTTTTCTTTCATTTCTTTTCGGTAGAATGCTTCCTCTTTCTGATTTTTGACTTTCTCTGCCATTTCCTTTGAAGTAAACACTCCAAATAAATGAAATTCTGAACCATATTGTTCAAAATGGACATCTCCGTAAACCAGATATACTTTCATAAATTCACCTCACTGGAATACCTAACTGTTTGTAAGTGAATACGGCAGTGTACTTCTTCCCGCATTTGTAGCAAGTTTCCGTAATAGTGCAAGTCTTTTCTTTGTCATTACATTTCGATTCTGTATCCGAACTTTTGAACTTGCAACCACCTGTCAAAATACATTTAATCTGTTTTGTGTTCATCTTGTTCTCCTTGCAAAACTTTTCTGATGCAATCCTCAACAAGTATAAAGTCTTTATATGACATACGCATCTCGCAATTGTAAAAATGCTTTCCAATTTCATTTACAATTAATTTATAAATTCTAAACTTGGTTTCTTCCGAAAGTTCGTCCAGTTCCAAAGGTTTAGTCTTTTGAAGTTCTTCCGCATCGCTGGCAACTGTTTTAATAACATCTTCATCAGGCACTTTTATAGAATCAATAGCTTTAAGAATGCCGTCTGTTTCAATTTTTGAACACGCACAATCATAACAAGTACTCATACATTCACCTCAAACTCTTTCTTGCAATTACTACCCTTACATTTCAGTTTCAAGTGCTGAATCTTTGTGTTTGGGCTAATCAGAAGTGCTTTCTTCTGGCAAAAAGGGCAACAGGCGTATTTCGTTCCGCTGATATTCCGTATCAGCGCCTGTCCATTCCACGGTTCGGGTGGGTTCATGTATTCAGAAAAATCTATTCCTTCGGATTCTAATGCTGATTTAATGCTCATTAAAAATCTCCTTAAATTTCTTCCTATTAAAACCATTGTCTTGGTTTCCCCAATACGGATATTGGTGTAGGCTTTTTATCGTATACTCGCATGGATGTACTTTTGCAAAGTCGACAATTTCTTTGGCAGGTGCCTGCTGTACTTGTGTTCTCCATTCTGGACAACCTTTTGTTTTTTCTTGATCCATTAATTTTCCTCCGCTTCGGAATCCCATGTATTTTACGGAAATTGTTCTGGTTTATTCGATTTGGGGCAACTAGTGTCCAAAATAGTTCATCACTTAATTTACATTTAAGTTCAATACTTAACGGCTTGCCTATGCTACAAAGTGTACCGTCCTCATTTCTGTGAAGAATACCGCCTTCGATAACAAAAGCACCATCCGAAATTGAAATCTCTGGTATTTCTTCAATCACTTCACCATTACATGTAAAGAAATGCTTTAATTCTTCCTTTTCGCCCATATCAGCACATTCCTTTGTTTTTCCTTAAATTAGCGTATCGGTCAACCAATGTGTCAACAGTAACAGTTAACTCGTTGATTCTAATACAGTCATCCTGGTGGCGTTGTTCATACCATTCTATAGATGGATGACCAGTATCTACATTTTCAATTCCATCAATCGGAATCTTCCAGTTATCATTTTCAAGAAGCTTTTGGTTAATTGTCTCCGATAAAGCTTCATAGTCCAGGATTATATGCTGCTTCTTCTCACATTCTTCAGACAACCGAACAACCTCTTCTTTCAGCTGATCTACTGTCCAGTTTGCCATATCCTCAAATTTCATATTTACCACCTCTGTCTTTGAAAATTGTTTCTTCCAAGCATAAATTTTTCGGCTGAAAAATTATCCTCTACATCAATATGTGCTTCACGGTCTTGCAACTCATATCCGTTTGGGGTTAATTCAAGTTTTGCAGTATATTCAGCGCCGCAATTGGTGCATTGCCATGTCACATTTAAAAAGAGTCCTTTTTCTATAAAAAGGTTTGTGAAATCGGCATTTTCACATTTCAATATTCCACCGCAAACAGGGCAATTGCGTTTATCAAGTAAATTTAGCATTCAAATTCCCTCCTCTCCCTGTGCTTCATTTGGCACTCGATCATCTTTGCTACATTTTCACGTTCCTGTTTTATTCCATGCCCTTGCCGAAATAACTCGCATTCAAGGATATTTCCACAATGTGAGCATTCATCTTTGATTTCTTTACCGCATATTTCCATCTTCTTTTCCTTCCCAAAACTCGCAACAGCACTCTGGTTCCGTAAAGTCTGCGCAATATTCGCTATCGCCATTGAAACAAACCCATGTGAAGTCATCATGTTTTCTACAATTCTTGCAACTTTTTTCGTTCATAAATTACCTCGATTTAGAAAAATCCAGTGTGCCGACTTGAACGGCATGAATCTCCCAACGAGAAACACTGGAACTTTAGGGGGAAAATGCAACTTCTGGCAATGGCAATTTGCCAGATAGAAACAACAGGAATCGAACCTGTGTCACATGATATTCAATATCATTGCTCTACCACTGAGCTATGTTTCATATCCCGCCTATAACGGTCAATCACTCCAACAAAAGAGCAATTGGGTTGAGTTCCACATTCATAGAAAGAAGGTGTATTGAAAATTTGTTTTAATCCGCTGAACACTAGACGGATTAATTGCAGGAGACGGATTCGAACCGCCGTTTCCATGGATATGAGCCATGTGAGATTCCGCTTCTCTATCCTGCTATGTACATGTTTGGAAGAACCATTTCAGCACGTTCACTTATTGACTACTAGAGGAAGTCACTATATCACCGATAAACAGTACGTATTCGGAACTCGGTTATACATTCCTACGCACTGCTCTGTGCTTTTCCTACCACCAAACTTTCAGTCTCCAAACAATCGGAAAGGATGGATTCGAACCATCAAGACCTAGTCGACTAGCCCGTTCCCAGTTACTTGCACTTTCCGAATAACCCGGTTCTTCCGGGTTAGCAATAGGTTTATCGTGTTATGCTTTCCACTATCTACAAGTTTTAGTGCTGTAGATTCACTGGATATTTTTATGCGTCTTTGGGCAGCATCTCTTGAAAACTTCTTTTATTAACGTGCGCTGCGTTAATATTTTTAACTCCGAGATATACCAGCTGGGAAATCAGATCCATTTAGGCTACGCCGTATCGCACCTAAATTTATCTAATCCGCACACTCAACTGGAAGTTTTTTCCACCCATATTACGGATGAATGGCATTTAGAAGAAATGGAAACTCTGGGATTCGAACCCAGGACTTACGGCTTATGAGGCCGTTGCTCTTACCGCTGAACTAAGCTTCCTGAGATACCAGTTGGCAATACTGGTAACCAAACTGGCACTGTTACAGTTCTTAACCACCAACTATAACAAAGGTTTTCTGAAATACTCCTGATACTTCAGATACTCCTTCCGGGATATTTGAAGTCCCTTTAATCAGTCTCAGTTAGACTAGAAGGCTAGAGGTGTTTCTTATGAAAAAAAGAACATTTTTGCAGCATATTAACTACTGCGAACGGGGCTAGTCGGATTCGAACCGACAAATATAGGAACCAAAATCCTATGCCTTAACCATTTGGCGATAGCCCATTACCCCCTGGCGCACCATTAATCCAGGGGTGTGATATATAAAGTCCAGCACTTTCAACCTATAAAGATTGTTATTCGCTACTCTGGGTGCCTCGACTTATCGCTTTCGTAGGCTTTCCCGAGCCTACATGGATTAAGTCGAAGCGGCGCTTTTATGAATTTAACCCTTTCGATTAACTCAATCGGGATAATTCCAATTGGAATTGGTAAATACATTTGTCACCTCGTAATCAAAAAAATATTCAGTACAAACAGGGCTTCCATTAGAAAATAAAACAGAGCTTGCAAGCAATTAATTTTTCTTTCATCAAGCATTGCCAGTACACCTGCGGCAACGATTACAAAAAGCATGAGGTTTAATGCAGATCCAACAACATTAAGTGCATTCATTGTCTTTTTCCTCCCCAATTAAAAAGTCCAGAATTTTTTCTGCAATTTCTTCTTCTGGCTCAAACGGCATTCCACAGTAATTGTAGGATTCTAAAGCCGATTTTAGGCTTGATTTGAATCCATTGTAAATTTCTCCATGTTGTAGTAATTCGTGCCTTAAAACTGAAATTGCATCAGTAATTGATTGAGAAGTGACACTGATTTGTGCCAAGCACTCCATCTCAATGTCTGGAACAGCCATCATTTCAAACTCAAATACTGGAATTTCATCTACTGCGGTGTGGAAATTTATTGATCGCACTTTCGGAACTTCATTCCCATCAATGAAACATTTCATTCCAAGCCAGTCATAGGGGTTTGGGTTTGTGATTTTCACTAAAGGCATCTTCGTACCCCTTTCTTTTAGTTTCACAGTAGAGAAGAAGGTGTTTCGCAATCTCTTCTAACTGTAGAATGTTATATTTTGGAATTTCCCATGTTTTCTGCTCCAATAATGGAGACAGTGGAATTATCTCAGTTGGTAGTTCGTTAGTTACTGTGGCATTGATAAGCATAGACGCTACATCAATGGGTGATTCGGGAAGATTAACATTAACTGTACCAGCCATCTGCTCCCATTTTCCATTCACCATTAAAAAGCACTTCCCGTCTTGCGCCTTAACTGTCCCATCTGGGAAATTTTCTTCGTTGTTGCGAGTATTGTAATCTTTCATCCCTCTTCTACCTCCCCGAAATATTTCTTGTAAAGCTTATGGCTGCAATACCACAGATGTTGCATCACAAAAATTTTATCAATACATTCCAGACCATAATACGTCAATCTGTACTCGGCGGTTCTGTCTCCGTTTTTATCAGCACTATAGCCAGCTAATTCATATTTTGATTTTGCGCCAAACCATCTGCCATTCTTTGTAACAAACAAAGAAAGATTCCCATATTCACAAACATATGTGGCGGTTTGAGTATCATACAATCTGCCATCAGCTAATATTGCATTTGCGTGAATTGGCTTCACCAGTTTCCGAATTGCCGGGGATTCCTGTCCGACATTTTCATAATCATGTCTGATTTCAGAAACACCTTTTTTATTTTTTGAGAAAAATTTAAGCACGTCTTTTCCTCCCGAAATATTCATCAACTGCCTGTCTCACAATATCCGATACGCTCCTGCCTGTTCGGTTCTTCTCTTCCAGGAGCCTTTTTTTCTGTTTTTCGGAAAATCGGATGCGGATGGATTCGGATTGTGGGTTATGCTTTTTCATAGGCAGTATCCATCTTTACGGAAAGAATCGGTTTGTCATCTGCTTTAGCCAGAAGCGTAATACCTTTCCCCTTCTCCCAAGATGATGTCATGAGTTGAATATTTGAATTTCCGGTTTCGTTACAAATATTCAAAAGCTGTTGTGCTATATCCATCAACCTTAATCGAAGGTATCCGTCATTGCTTACTATTTTTTCCATCTTGTGCCTACCTTTCTGCGAATGTTATCAGTTATCACAAATCGTTTATTGCTTTTAATTTCTGATTAGCAATTTCGACCTGAGAAGCAAGTACGCTACGTGTCACATCTCTTATAAACGATTGTTCTAGTGTCATGCTTTCACTGTAAAACAACGTCGGAGCTGTGAGTACATAGATTTCAATATCCAAATTACAAAGCCGTCTCCATATTTCTTCGATTTCATTCTTGGTATTTCCAATATCATCAACTCCGCAAATAATTAATGAATCACCCTTTTTCATGTTTTCACAAAGAAGTCTAAAATTATTATTTTCATCTGCCAAATCGAAAATAAACGAGTCAATTTCTTCGTTCAAAAGTATCTTTTTCTTTGCTTCCAACGGGAACCATAATCCAGATTCTCTTGCGTATCCTATCTTCATGTTTTATACCTGCCTTTCTTGGTACTGCCTTATTTAGTGTTGGCAGAGAAACAGTTAAGGCTTACTGCTTGTCGTGTTCGAATCACTATCCCTGCCATGTTAAGGAGAGCTTTTTTGTTTTTTCGGGCGGTTTCGGTGGTAACTACCGCTGACTGGGGTTTTATATATACCCCCTCCCGGTCATCCAGTGCGGACGCTGGCAAGTCAGCCCGCCGCCCCATGGGACCCGCTGCCCTTGCCTGGTCGCTGTTTGTCGTAGGCCTTCGGCAGTGACCAAGGAGAATTTACCGAACGTATTTTCTCGAACATATGTATCTATACGATAAACACTTGTTTTTTCTATAGATGCCTTTAAAAATCTATACATCATGTACAAATATAATCGTCATTATTGTGCATATTGTATGGTTTCATGCGTTTACTGCCTTTTGTCCGTCACTCATGTACATTTTTACCGATTCTGTACTCTCCAAGGCTTTAAAGCTCCGGCTTTTCCATCTCTGGAAGCTGCAAAGCTGCTTTGTGTTTCTCTGCGATCTGTTGCGCGGTCTGCTGTGGTACGCCATACTGTTGTGTAGCTTGCACCGGTGCAGTTTCTGCCATGCCATAGGCGGCTTTTGCAACAAATATCAAGTTCGCATTTGTTCCAGTCTGATTATGCAATCTATTGATTGCGCAATTTTTACAAATATCAAACCATTTTTTAGCCGTGTCACCATGTGACGAGTTTATTCTATACACTCCATTCATCCAGTCAGTAAACGTTGTACGATTAATCCCAACTAAAAAGCTAAATACTTCTAGTGTTGGTAATACATGATATTTACTGCATAATCTCACATAAGTATTAAACATTTTATCTAATAGCTCTATATTGTCATTACTTGGCTTTTGTATATGATCTGCAATATAAAAAATCATATCTACAAAGCTGTCTGATACTTCTTTCTTATAGTTTTCGTTATCTGGTGATATACATAATACAGTATTTATATATTCATCAGCATATATATTAATATTATCTAAATAGATATCTACGTCTTGTATATTTACCGTATTATCTTTCATGTTATCACCTCACTTTAACACGTTAATTTGTAAATAAAAAAGAGAATGTCACCAGGTAAAGCTTATTCCCGGAAAACTTCCGGGTGTTCGGGTACATTCTCTAAAACTTAAAATAAAATATTCTGTTTTCTTTGTTGCTGATACCTTAACACAGTTTTTAATATCTTGTCAAATTTAATTTTGCATAAAATAAAACCCTTTATTTTGTCAGTAATTAATAAATAATATTTGTGGTATTATATTATAATCTTCATTTATATTTATATTATATATATTATTATACGGTACTGTATAGCATATCTTTTAATAAACTCTAGTCTTAGGAATCTAGGAAGGGCAGGTATTATATTATAAAATATATTATATAGGGCGGCTTATTTTCGCAGTTTTAAATAATAAAAGCCAGACCTTCCAGGAGCTTACCCGGCGTGATCTGGCTTATTAGGCAAATATTAAATTAACGGTTTTTCTGTACTGTCAGTCCTGCCCTTCCTGAGTTCCCGCGACCGTCGTTATTTAACAGCTTAAATAAATTTCTTTTGAATGTCAAGCGGTATTTAAAAAAAATTTCTCTTGACAATTTGTGAAAAACTGTGTTATTAAAATATTAACAGGCTCGGCGGCGGTCTGTACTCTGTCCATAGCCGCCACAAATAAGCATATTAAAAGCCCCGGGATAATTTCCTAGGGCTTTATTTTTTATTCCTCCTCTTCTTCCATTTCGAGCCAAATTTGGCATTGCTTTATTTTTTTAAAGCATTATATAGGACTCTCCGTCATACTCGTTCGCTGCCTCTTCCGCCTCTTCCAGGGTCTGCATCCGTGATTAAAAACCCTTTCATTACGTCATAAGCTGTATGTATCATTGATTCCACTCCCATTTTTTCTCTTATAGTGCTAAAAGGTACTTATATTTGAAAAATACCATATCTTGTGTCTTAATGCAAGTTTTCCTACTAAATATCTTGTGTTGTTCTGAATGTAGAGTGAAAATCATATCGTCAGAACAACGCAAAGGAAATCCCCATTTTTCAAGGTTTCCAGACCTCAATTGAAATGTTAGTGTTGCACATGTAGCCGCCAACGGTTCCACGGTAATTTTTTCAAAAAGTTCATTGACAATCTGCCTGTTAATGTCTTTTGGATTAACGCCCTTAAACTTTTCTAACTTTTCTTTAATAGCACTTAATTGTATTTCTACTGGCTCTGGACTTTTGGTATTTTGGATTTCTAGAATATGGCTCTCAATCTGCTTTATCTGCTTCACGTATTCTTTATTTCTTGAAATAAATTCATCATCAGATATTTTTCCATCCAGATTATATTCCAGTATTTTTTCACGTTTTTGTTTTAACAGATCAATCTGTTTTTCAAGTCGTGAGATTTCGTTTTTATTGTCTGGAATGTTTTTGATCGAGGACTGCAAAATTTCAAAATATTCCTCCAAAATGCTATCAATGTTTTCAGAAGATTTATTTATTAATTCTGCGATTACTTCTTTCAGTTCTGATTCTGCCAGTCCAAATGAATCACATGAAGCTGCTCCGTTTTTTATCTTATAACTACATACCCATCGAACATCTTCTTTTCCTCGAATATAATGTTGCTTCATCCAGTATGGTGCTCCGTCGTTAGCGCAGAAAAGTTTTCCAGTGAAAATATTTTCACTCTTAAAAGAGGTTTTTCTTGATTTTATAGCTTCTCCGCGCTCCCTTAAATACGCATTTGCCTTTTCCCAAGTAATCTCGTCAATAATCTGCGGTACTCTGGAACCATCGTCTTTAAACATTACCCATTCTGACTGCGGAAGAAATTCCTGCTTTTTTGTGAACATATCAACGATCTTGACTTTTCCTCCGCAATAGTATCCTTTGTATTTTGGATTCCGAATAATATTTTTTATGACATCTCTACTGATCTTACCGCCTTTGAAACTTCTATATCCCATATTCCAGAGTTTTTTTTCGATTCTTGGTGTAGACATTCCAGAAGCATAGTCTCGAAAGACCATTCGAACCATATCTGCTTCTTCCGGGATTAGCTCAAGTTTTCCTTGATGATTTGAGTATCCATACATTCTGTGCCCAAGTACAACACCGTTTTTAATTGACTGTGCATGGCCGAATTTTATTCTTGAAGATAATTTTCTGATTTCGTCCTGTGCTACTCCAGCCATAATTGTTAGCCTAAGTTCACTATCTTCATCAATGGTATTGATTCCGTCATTTTGGAACCACACGCATACGCCGTAAGATAACAATTCCCTGGTATATTGGATGCTGTCAAGAGTATTTCGTGCAAATCTTGAAATTTCTTTCGTAATAATCATGTCAATTTTTCCGAGCTTTGCATCTCTGAGCATTCTTTGAAATTCTTCTCTTTTATCTGCGTGCATTCCAGAAATACCATCGTCAATGTAAGAACCTGCAAACTTCCATCTGTTGTTAGAATGTATCAGCTCTTCAAAATGTTCTTCCTGGTGCTTGATGGATGCTTGCTGTTCAATCTTTTCGGTTGAAACCCTGGCGTAATAAGCAACATTCAGTTCGATGTCATAAATAGAACAACTCCTTAATTTTTCTCTGACATAATAAATATTCATAATGCTTTTCTCCCTCAATATACAGGGAGTGGAATCATATAAAGTATAACACTTCACATAACTCCACTCAATACATTTTCGTTACTTTCTAATGCTGATTTCAGCTTTAATTTTATCTCTTGTTTTCTCATCTATCAGACCAAGTGAGAACATTCTTTCGTTTATGGCATACAATATAGCTTTTTCCATTAATTGTCCCTCCATATAATTATCTCGTTTTAAGTGCTGTTTTTCTTTATCTTTTGTATGCCCTATAATTTCTACCATTATTCTCTTTTGAACGATTCTGCACTATTTTAAGTACACAATTATCACGTTTTACAACAAATCAAAGATGTTTACCTGTCCATCAATCTGAGATTCTTCCAGATTGTAAAATTTGCAAGCTATATAATCTGGGTTCCAATCAGTTTCCAGTTCGTATTGCAGGCACTGCGGATGCTTGCTTCCACGGAAGAATCTGCAATCTGAACAGGTATGCTGATAAGCTGTACCACCAGACCGCTTATACATTTCGCTTATCTTCCTCATAGAATCACTCGCTTTACTCTTGAATTTCCTCTCGCTTTCTTTTTGAAGATACCATTTTTAACACAATCCCTCGGATCACATCCTCTGCTATGCTCTTCGATCAAGATATAATCACAGGTTGCATTTGTACTCCATGCATTTTCGCTTTTGCTGTAATAGTCGCATTTCGAGCATTGTCTCCGCTTTAATCCTATAATTTCAGTGCTTTTTAATTCTCTCCATGGTTTTCTATCTGGCATTTTTCCACACCTCCCAATCTGGCAGAATCTATAATTTTTAAAAGGTCTGGGCTTAGTTTTCTTCGTTCTTGTTCTCTCTGTACTTCTGCCCGGTAAGTCCTTTGAAAGTTGGACTGAACTACACTCCACCATGTACCATCCACATTTTCAGATACCGACCATTCTCTAAGCTGTGCCGGGCTTGATACTGCTTTCTGGATGATTTTTGGGAGTTTATCAAACTCTGTTTCTGCATTATATGTAGAATTTTGAATGGCCTTGCATACCTTTTCCCATGCTTCCGTTTCATTCAGCTCTTCTTTTTGTGGCTGAAGGCTCTGCGCGCATTGCCGTAATGCAGCTATTGTAGGTTCTTTCCATTCAGTCTGCATATATTTCTTTAATCCGAAACTTAAAAGCTTGTAATCTAGGTCTTTCAGTAATCCGTACCAAGTATCAAAAGCATATTGATCTGGCAGAAATGATGGAGAAGTGTACACAGCTTTCATTGCCTTTACGAGTACCGCCCATTCTTCTCTTTTCATACCCAATTATCCACCTCGCTTACTCTGTTTTGAATTTTCTCCATGTAGCTGCACGGTCTATTCGTAGACTTGCCTGCGTATTGCCCTTCAAATACTTTTGCGAAATTTCCAGGCTTTAAGAACCAGTCAAACGTAACCATCCAGCCATTTTTATTTTGCCCTTGTAAGAAACTACTATGGCGAATGTTCTCAATGGCTTCTAAGATATCATCTATATGGTTCTGACGGATTCTTGCTTTTACTGCTTGTTCTCGTTTTGGTGTCATTCTTTTTACAGGGTTGATACCAAATTCTTCCAGGCTGTTCCATTCATCAATGATTCGTTGGACGTCAGTCTGACGAATAGTATCTTTAGATACTATTAAATCATTTATATCTTTTTCTTTATCTTTATCTAATTCTGTATCTAAATCTAATTCTAAATCTTTATCTTTATTCTTATTCTGTTCCGTTACAGTAATGTTACTGTAACGTTTCTGTAACGTTACATCATCTTTCTTGCAAAGCAAAGCGACCTTATTTTTTTGACGCTCACGATATTCTGCAACCCTTTTTCTGTTTTGATCTCGTATTTTCTCCAATTCGTCTGCACTTTGATGCTCTTCCCAGCCAGGAATAGAAAGTAATTCAGAATCTCTGGTAATCATCCCGAACTTTTCCAGAACTGTTAGTGCTAATTGAATAATGCTTTCCTCAAAATCCAATTCATCTGCAAGCATTTTTGTTGTGTATGGAATATTTTCAGTGAGAAAAATAATTCCGTTTGAATTACATCTGCCGGCCATTGTCAAAAGCATTACCCAAATAAGAACAATATTGTTTCCCTCAGGCATTTTCCTTATTTGCTTAATTTTTCGGTTACTAAACATTTCAATCTCTATTTTAATCCAGCTTACTTTAGCCATTAATGTAATTACCCCCTCCATGTGCTATTTTATGGCATCTTTTACATAAACAAACTCCGTTTCCTATATCATAAACAATATTTTTATCGTCATAGCAGTCTCTAAACCTTACTTTATGATGTGCAATATTGGAGTTTGGTTTTCCACACATTTGACAAATATAATTGTCTCTTTTAAGCACCTCTTTTCTCCATTTTTTATATTCTTTAGTGTGCCTTTGTTTATCTCTTTCTCCATATCCTGTTGTTTCTTTGAACAATGGTAATTTATATACATTTTCAGATTTTTTTTCCAAATATCCGTTACTTATTAATTCAGATACGAATTCTTCTTTTGCATCTATTATTCTAATTGTGCGTTTCCAGCTTCTTAAATATCCATCATCATCTGAGCGCATACATAGTTGGAAATATGCACATTGTGCCTCAATTGACATATTTAAAAATTGATCACTATCAACAATTTTCATTGTGAACATTCTTTTATTTGCCAATTCTAAAATTCCTTTCTCCAATTCCTGGATTTTTAAAAAGTGTTTATTTTAATTCAACTTCAATTCCATTGATTTTCAGTTCTCCATTTACCGGAACCACAAGAGATGGAACGCCGTTTATTTCTTTCAGTTCAATCAGAGCAATTTTATCTGGCTGGATGCAGATTGTTGCATCTGGTGTTACAATTTTTGCAGTTTTTGAATTATGGATATTGTCAAGGGCAACAGGCTCATTGTTGAAATACATTCCCCAGTTTTCTTTGAAGTCCGATAACTTCTCGCCTGGAACTCCGCAATATTCAAAAATCTGTTCCATTTCGTCACATGATACAGTTATCATCTCCGGGCTGTCTTTCTTCTGTTCTTTCACTTCCTGTAATGATTCAACCAGACTTTCCGTGAAATTGAATGTTGTGTTTCCATTGAAATTATCCATGATGAAATCCGAAAAAACATTGTTCTCATTCCCTGGTATACGTGGAACTGGTGTGCCAAGAACATTTTCGATGAAGTCTGGATGAATATACTTTACGTTTTTATTGAAATACAGGGTTCCGTGAATATCAGTGCTTCTGTCATTAAATACCGGGAATAAGAATCCTGTTTCTGGTCTTGAGACTACCCAATCACGAATGCGGTCTTTGATGTTATTTTCAGTCACATCATAGCTAAGCCCAGCCTTTGAAAGATTTACCGGGCAAATGCTGCACAGAATGTGTTCATAAATTTCTTCTGATGCATCGTGCATTTCGGTTCCATCAGAAGATTTTCCGGGAATGTCATATACTGCATGAACGAGAACTATGTAGTAATTTTCGTTATAATCGTAATTTTCAATCACTTTGTCGTAGAACTCGTCCAAAAGCTCATCATCTTTAAGTTTACTTGCTCTAATCCGCATAAGAAATTCCTGTGTTCCGCCTTCTTTTTCCTGTACTAATGGAAAATCAAGGTTCATAAGGTTCTTTCCAAGTCTGCCAGACATGGTTTTCTTGAAAATATCAAAATACTTGAACGTTTCTTCCTCTGGAAGGGAAAGGAACGCTTCTTTAATTTTGGTTTTCTTATTCTTTTCCGCATCTACATAACAACCACAAATGCGTGTGATTGCACAGTTGGCTGGTGTAAACTGCTTCTTAATCTCTGCGATTTCTTTCTTATTCATTTTTTTCCATCCTTTCTGCTTCTCTCACCTGTTTCTTTTCAATCCACTTATTAATTTTCTCATCGGAAATCATGTACATTTGCTTTAGCATCTCGATGCAGATCAACACATCTGCAATTTCTTCTATCATGTTATCACGGTTGATTTTTCCACGCTTTGCCTTGCTGATTGCTTGGATAAGTTCTGCGCATTCTTCCATGCAGACAGTTGACTGAATTTCTTCTCCGTAATTGTCAACGCTTCTATCAATAATGCTTTCGTTAATGTTATATGTCATTTTCTTTGCTCCAATCTAATTTCTGGCCGCATCTGGTACAGTATTTACTAACAATGCCTACGCTTTGTTTACAGCTCGGACAATTACCATAAGCACCAACTTTTATTTTTTTACGTTCTCCAAAGTCCATATACATTTCACTTAAGTTGTCTACTTCCTTCGGAATCTGCTTTTCAATCGCCTTAATAGCTTCTTGTCTAGTTTCTAAATCAACCATAACTAATCCGTCTGGAAGTTCTGGGTATCTTAATTTTTTGATTGTTTCTTGATAATTCTCCTTTACTAATTCAAAATATTCTTCTTTCCATTTCAGAACATTATGAAAATCAAACGAACTATATCCTACGTGGTAATAATCCTAGCCAACTTTCTTGTATTTTAATTCAAAATATGGCTTGTCATCTACGATTCTAAAAATCTGTTCTAATTCCGTTACAATTTCCTTTTCGACTTCAACAGGAATACTTGCTTTTTCCATTTTATTCGCCATTCTTCTTCATCTCCTCCAGCTTCTTCTCGGCTTCTTCACGGGTGAGGAATACGCTTTCTCCAAACCCGGCAATACTAAATGTTCGTTTCTGCTTATTTGTTTTAAAGATAATGCCATTATCAGAAATTTCTACCTTTCTTATTTTCTGTTTTGAAATATCTTTTCCAACAATGATGAAGACAGAATCACCAACCTTACACGGTAATCTCACAAGCAAGCCCTGTTCTTCCAACTGCTCATATTCTGCCAGCTTTTTACAAGCATCAAGCATAAGGCTGCATTTATCATCAAGACATTCTCCCATTCCACAACATGGCTCTTCAAAACATTTAGGATAATACGCATTGCCTATTTCGGATATTTTTGTTAATCTCTCCATCTACTTCACCTCTTTTACTTTTTGATATATAATTGCCATATTGAAATCACTTCTAATGAACCTTAATGTCAGTTTATGATTTACAGCATTTCCAAGTTGATCGTAAATCCAGTACATATCCTCTTGGCCAAAGTTTGTACCCAGATATCTGTTAAGGCTTGATATCAGTTGTTCTCTCCATTCATTATTTCTTTTGTGCGAACTGTACGGCTCTCCTTTTGCCATTGGCCTTGAACACCATTCAAGTAGCTTGCAGATAATATCTTCTTTATCGGTACAATTCTTTGCTGTGAAATATACGTTTCCTTTTTCGGAAAGAATTATTTCCACAAATCTGTTTATGTAGCTCCCGGGGAAGCATTCCATAAGACCGAAAATTTCATCAGTCATCTACTTCACCTCTTCCATCTGACTTTCTACGGTATCTGCAAGTAGCTTCAAGGACTTAATAAATGAGTCCGTCAAAGTTGTTCTATCTGGGTATTTAGCGAACGTTCTGACAAGTTTTACTGCATCCTTGATTTTTTTTTCATCTTCGACGATTTTGGATGCTTCAAGCAATGTCTTTTCAAAGCTGTAAGTAACGGTCTTATTATCGTAAAAAATCAATATGTTTGGAAATGGAATTTCGATATGGTTTAAATGGTTTTCTCTCGCCCATTTGAATCCCTGAAACCTTGCTATTTTCAGAACACTCAAATATTCTTCCTGTGTCTTTACGAACACGCTTTTTCCTGTTAAATTAATCATCAGAATCCCCTCCTCCTGTAATCTTATCAATGCAGTTATTCCAACCAGCGGCAAATAAGTTTTTCTGCACTTCATAATTGCTCACGGGTGCAGTTGTACTTTTCTTCTCCGGCAGTGGCTTCAATGGACACCATTCAGGTCTTGATTTGCTTTCGTAATCATAATGTTCTTCTGTCATCAGAATTGCATCATAATCTAAACAGTCAGCTAATTCACACAACCCATCGTATTCAAGATTTCCACAATATTCAGTTCCGAACGGGCAATCATAGCAATTTTTCGGCGTATCAAACACCAATACCGATTTACTCATCTTCTCCTACCTCTTTTCTGCAAGAATGCTCCATATTGCGAAGGACTAATGATAGTATCTTTTTCTCTTGTAGCCTGACAATATCCAAGTCTTCCGTTCTTTTTGTTTTCTTCTCTTGTAAACATAGTCGAAATGTCTTTTCCTTTACTCACTCGCTTCGCTTCCTCTCAGCATCAGGCTCAAAGTGTTATATCCCGGGCAAGTTCTGACTCCGTTTCTTGTATCTCTTAACAATACACAATAAGAGTATAATGCCATGACCTCATAAACGTGTTCTGTGACATCCTCGCCACGCTGGTCGATGTATTTGAAGCACTTTCCAGGTCTGATGAAGTACCTTGCGCATACATACGCTTTTGTTCCGAATCTTACGCTTGCGCTACTCATTTGTGTTCCTCCTGCATTTTCTCACACCGTTCAAACTCGATTACCCAGACCCACGGTGATGCATTCCAGTCATAGCGGCCAAGGTCAGATTTCTTGATGGTGCTATTCCAGAGATTTTCCCATTCTTTTAACGCAATCTCCATATCTCCGCAGTGAACAGCTGCGGAAGAGAGTCCCTCATTGCGAATATCATCAGCAGTGATCTCCTGTAGCCGCTCCACCCTAACATCCGTAACCTTCAGCCAGATTCTCGCCGCTTCTTTCGGCATGTGGATGGATGGTTTCCACGGCTCTTCTACGTCTTCAGAATTTGCAATGCTAGCCTTATATCCATAGTGTTCTTCCAGATGGCATCCTTCACCTTTTCCAACCCGCTTTGTATATCTGTGCCAAGTTTCCCGAACATACAGAATGTCTCCTGGCTTGTACGGTGGAATCAACTGATTTTCGAACATTCTCTCATCTTCGTCATATTCATATATCCCGGTAAATGAGCCGTCCGTTCTTTTCGTAACGTAGAACCCACAAGCGTCTTTTCGTCTGGTTTTTACCACCCGCCGTGTGCATGTCTTTCTTCCGTCCATGATTGCCCGAACCATATCGGTATTGAATAAAATAGGCTTAATTGCCATCTACTCCACCGCCTTTCACAATTTCAACTGCTTCATTCAGACATTGGGCTGTATACCAATCGTCACCCGATTCTGAAACTTTATCTTCGATTAACATTTCCAACTGTTGAACAACTTCATCTACATCAAAAGCTGTCGGCTGTTCGTCAATAACTGCACCTATTGCAAAATCCATATCCGAATTTCCAAGAGAGTCAATTATTTTGTCTGCATCTATTAATCTAGCCATGTTTTCTCCTTACCTTCCTTATCAAATCTATACCTCTGTCGCCACGACAATATCTATTATTAATAGTGCTCCTTTTTATGCTAGTAATTTTAGACCATTCGGATATTGTGTGGGTTTCTCCATTAATTTCAACATACAGAGTATTCCTTCTGTTATTTGCTTGTTCTTCTGGCGTAGCCCATCTACAATTATCTGGTTCATAATTTCCATTTACGTCTATTCGGTCTAACGAAAGCCCTTTTTTTTATCCGCTTATGTTAACCCAATTTTCAAATTTTTCGATATCTTTCCAGTCTTCGCAGACAACAATACCTCTCCCGCCATAAAACGGATAATTATGTGCTTTCTTTCTATAGCAACGTTCAATCATACTTTTATAGCTTCCGTACCAGCTTTTATTGTAAAATGCTTTACCTTCAATCAACCTCATAATCTTCGCACTCCTCCGCATATTCATAACCGTCCATATCATCACATTTGTACTGGCAGGAATCCTGCTTCTCACAGCAGATGCAGCACTTTGTTTCACCATCCGGGCAGTCTAATTTACATTTTCCCATTAATCCAGTCTCCTTCTTTTTCAAAATAAAATCTCACTGGTTCATCAGAATATTTCAATATTCCAAATCTAGCCCCGACTTGAAATGGGATGCTATCTCTCTTTAACCTTGCTGGAATCTGATGTACATATTCTCTGAACTGTTCTAAATCAAGAGCGGCTTTGTAATGATTGCAGCTTCTACATGCTGGAAGCATATTCGAAATGTCATCGTTCCCACCTACTCTTAGTGGAATTACATGGTCTACTTGCATATCTTTATAGTCAAGCAAGCATCCACAATATGCACAATGTCCATGACATTTCTTGTACACTTGTTCTCTCACAGATTTGGAAATTCTTTTCCTTTTCGTCTCATTTGTCATTGTCAATCCTCCTTATATGGTTTTGGTAGTGGTCGCCATGCCATAATATCAATCCAATCATAACCGCCGTCGAGATAATATCCGTCACAATCAATAAAGCTTGTATCCTGCCATGTTGTTTCTCCGTTAGTAACCAATATTTCTTGTCCGTCATCTGGCATTTTGCAGTCAAGCATATACTGTATATCAGTTGATATGGATTCTTCCGCACGTTCTTTTTCTGATATCTGATGATATTTTACCGGAATCCAACCATTTTCTTTCTCGTCCTGTTCAAAATCATTCAGAAGAGTATTCACAATATCCAGCGCACTCCCTGGAAGCCCATGCTTATACTGTGATTTCTTTTCTATCTCAGCTTTGTATTGTTCTAATCTGGTTCGTACTCTGCTCATACAACCACCTCTTCAAAATGCTCATTTAGTATTTCTTGTGATATCTCAATCCATCTGTTAACATTTACTCCGTCAAGATGGATTTCTCCATCAATAATTTTTTCATTTCCTACTTCGTAAACTTCGCCAACCTCAATTTCCATGTATCCGTCAACGTAAAATCCATCACCATCGTATGTATCTAACGTGAACGCTTTCACGCATTTATACTTCATGCTTCCACCTCGCTATCCTCTGGCATCTGGAACGTCATTCCTTTTTTGAGCATTTCTCCAAGTTCTCCCGCATGTGCTTTGTTTTCTTCCGTTTTTGGCTTCATACTTAATATCCTACATACTTCTGGAATTACATATTTTGTGTATTCCGAATCTCCATAGGCTTCCTGGATCATATCCAGTACTTTCATGGCTTTTTCTTTGGTGGAATATTTTCCTAAAATAAAATATCCTCCACTTCTCTGTGCATCCTGCAAACTCCAACATATAATATTCAATGAATCTGGGAGTTTCAGATTGATTACAATGTTTTCAAACTTTAACAGTGCTGTTTTATCCTGACTTCTGATTAACATTTTGTGTCCTCCTGATTCTTAAATCCCATCTTTAAATCATAGACAAACTGGCAAAGTTTCTCTGCAATCTCATCCGCATTCTCTACATTTGCAAGATGTCTTACATACTGCTTACCACATATAACGCAAGTTAATTTTCTGATTGTTTCCCAAACCTGCCATGAGATAATAGATGAATCAAAAGCATCCGTCATCAGAGAATTTCTTCCGTTCCCATTCTCGTCTCTGAACCACTTTTCTCTCGGTGCTTTTAATGTGGTTGCAACATCTTCTCTGGTAAGACAACCTTTGTATTTTTCGTCAATGCGCTTTTCCAGTTCATCCAGAAGTTCCTTCTTTTCCTGTTCTGTCATTGTGTCCTCACTTTCCCCACTTAGATTTTCTCCCTTTATTTTCCGAACCTTCTGACCAATTCTTTATTTAAATCTGGAATCCGCACATCTGTTTCGGATTCCAACTCTTCAACCATGCTCATAAAACTTCTTTCTCCACGGTTCGCTTGGCCTACAAACTCATTTGCACAATTAATTACGTCCAAAAGTCTTTTAGTGGAAAAGCCATGAAATTTCCGTAATGCCAGCATGGTTGTTACCGTGTTAATTGTATTCGCCCAGTCGTCACCATTGCTGAATCCATCGTTGTAAGCCTGATCTTGCATAAATTCAAGCTCTTTTCTTGAATTCTGCATGGCTCTGGCAAATGCCTATGACATTTGGTTATCGCATTCCAACGCCCTATTTTTCTTTGGCGCTTTCATCTTTAATTTGCTTCCCATGTTTCTTCCTTTCGTATCTGTATTCCGTCAAACGGTATGCTCTTGATACTCCCGGATGTTCTGTGGCAATCAGAGAATCCATCTCCAATTGCCGCATATGTCTCTGGACTGTACACTTTGTAAGGTCTGTTCCATCCATAATTTCTTCGTAAGAAGGCATGTATCCGTGTTTCTCAAAATACTTGACAAGAAATCCGTAAATATCATTTCTAGCAGATTGCCCCTCATTATATTTCCTCTGACGGTAATTCATAGGCAAAACGGATTTTCTTCCGCAGTATTACTTTTTTCTGCACGCATTTTATTTAATCTTTCCGCAGCTTTCTTTTTCGCTTCATCGGAATATTTTCTCGGTGGGTTGATTTTAATGTAGGAATATGGTAAGTGAGCGAAAATAGATCCATCATTATTTCTGGCAAGAATTTTCACATCATCTGGAAATTCCTTTTCTAATTCCTCACATCTGTTCTTCCAGGAGCTTCCGTTCTTAGCAGTAACCCCTACATAATCTCTTCCGGGAATCCACTCAATTACACATTCGTTTGTGTTTTCTGACATTCAATCACGCTCCTTATATAAAATCTCCTATGCTCATTTGACTATCTTTTTCAAAAACAAGCATTTCGCTTTTTGCTCTGTTATAAAAATTTCTGTCAATTTCAAATCCGTATGCACTTCTGCCAAGTTCCATAGCGGCTCTCAATGTGCTGCCACTTCCACAGCAAGGGTCAATCACTACATCACCAGGATCAGTAAATATTTCAATTAATCTTTTCAGAACTGCTACTGGTTTCTGCGCTGGATGAATTTTCGGAATGCCCTTTCCGTCTTTTTCCCACTGGAACCAGTTAAAAACCATCTTTCCAGTTCCACGAATAGTCTTTCCGTTTTCGTCCGTTTGCGCTCCATTTCTGAATTTTGGAAGTTTATCTCTGTAGAATACAAGTGCATATTCTGTAGCACCTACCACACGCATATTTGCTTTAAGCACCTGTGGGCTGTAGTTTTTAATAAACACAAGTGGTATATAGTGAACAAAGCCATGTTTCGCAGCTGCATTGATCAGAGTTTGAATTTGTTCAAATGAACAAAACACTATCATACATGGTGCGTCTGAACTTCTTCCTCTTACCCCTGCCTTTTTTGGTTCTTTCTTCAACATTTTTGAACAAAAATGGAAGTATTCATACAGATTGAAATTGAAATCTGAATTGAATGCTGCTTTACCAGCAAGTTTACTTTCGCCGTTCTTGTTGTCTCCGCCCGTGTACCACATAGGATTACTTCCGTAGAAATTACATCCTACATTGTATGGAACATCAGCAATTACGAGTTGCGCTCTTGGAATTGCGTATTTTTTATAGTTCTGCATAGAATCACGATATATTTCACACTTTAATTTCATTTTCAAAAGAAGCCCGGTGCACCCTTACGTCAGCTGAAGGCAAGCTCCTTTCATTTTTTATTTTTTATCTTTGGAATTTAGCCAGTAGAACTACTGGTGTGTTAGAATCAGTGATAATTTTCTTCGTTGAGTAAGTCGTTGAATTTTTCCAACGCCTTAATAGATACTTTGTTATTTGCTTTTTCTGGTTTTAGTGATACTTGCAAATGTTTTTTTATAATATCTGATAGATCATGTGCCAGTTCTTTTTTTCCAGCCCTTTTGCCGTCTCGATATCCTTTTCTTTGCTTTCTCTCTGCAAGATTTCCTTTTTCTCTGCTGTCTCCTTGCCCCCCTAAGCTTACATTGTACATCTGGAATCCGGAATCGGCATATTTTTTGATATATAATTTTTCCTTGACATCTATTTCGTTTTGAGGAAATGTTTGATAAGCAAGTTTCCATCCATATGGATTATTTTTATTGTAAAATCCGTGTGCTTTAAGGCTTAAGGCGATATGATCGTATTCCACTAAATGCCTCGCTGCTCTCTCACACAACGAAACTGCTTGCCCACAATATCCTCTTCTTATTCCGTTTTCATCAGTTCTGTAAAAAAAATAAATACCACTGGAATACGGAATGCCTGGACATATCTTCTTTATTCTTTCTTCGCATTCAGCTTTTATTGCATAAACTTGTCTGTAATTTACTTTTCCCATTTCATCTCCTAACTAAACGGAAATTCATCTTCCATACTACTTAAATCCGGTACGTCCATGAAGTTTGGCTCTGGTTGCGGAATTGGTTCTGGCATGGGTTCTTGTGTTTGCTGATGTTGCATTTCTTTGATGTTTTCAAATTCATGGGACTCAACAATACAATCATTTGTATATCGTTTTTCACCGGATTTATCTGTATAATCACCCGTCTGCCAATGTCCTCGAATAGTAACTCTTGATCCTTTTGATAGATATTTTTCTGCGATATCTGCATTCTTTCCAAATGCAACGCAGTGAATAAAATCTGCCTTTTTGTCTTTTTTTGAATAGATTCTGTCAACTGCGAGAATGTATCTGGCAATTTTAGTGTTATTTGAAACCACCTTGATATCGGGGTTTCCTGTAAGCCGTCCAGAAATTATAACAATATTCACAATATCACCTCGCAATCTGAATGTCGCATCTGATAAGTGCATGTTTGATTTTCTTTGTATTCCCTGTTACAACTTCTTCTTTCCCGATAATAAAGGAAATATCATCTTCTGTTACGTTAAATCCTTTTGTCTTAATATGCTCAACAAGGATTTCTTTGATTTCCTCTGCACAAATTCCGATTGTAATTTCCAATGGTGTTACCTCCCTGGTTTGTAAACTGGTGGCATTGGTTGCCATGCAATGACTGGGTAATACGCAAACCCATACGCTTCTACGCTTCCCCATTCGCCGTCTCCTAAATAAGTAAGACTTGTTGGAAGAACAGCTCCATCAATTGTAACTGCATATTCTTTCCAATCTCCCGGGTTTTCTTCCTTGTTTGGTTCCGGCGGCAGCTTCACTTCTGTTGGAATCCACATATCCGCAGGACTGTAGGAACAGATCAGTTCTTCAACTTTCTTGATTGCATCATTCCAGCCTTTATCGTACTTGCATTTCTGTTCGGAAGGTTCTGACTTTTTCAGTTTGTCAAGCGTTTTTAAGAAGATTTTCATTGATTAATCCTCCTTGACTTTCTCAATAGTTTCTTTTATTACTTCTTTCACAGCCTTGGTTTTTATCATCTTATCTGCCAAGGCTTTTGCCGCTTCCTGTACGATCACGCTTTCATTTTTTTCTAGTATCTCAGAAATATGAGAATGTATCATCCTACACAACGGCTCATTGGTTTCTCTACTACCATATAACTCTTTTTTATAAATAACTCCTTTGATTTCTTTGGTAATTTTTTCAACTACCCTGTCCTCAACATTTTTACGGATTTCATTGGCAATTTCTTCTTCATTAACGCCAATCGTTACTGGCACGCTGAATACGCTCATTAATTTTCTCCTTTCAAAACGGACATAAGTCCAAATTAACTTCAAGTCCAGGTCTGGCAATCTGCACCAGCGCATCATCCCAAACCACCGCTTCTTTTATCTCCTTCAAAATCTGTTCCGGGTCAGCTGCTTCATTACTCAAATGCACCAATGTTACCGTCCGTAATGCTGCCGTATGGTTTGTATTTACTAAGCTTTTGCAAGTATCTAAGGAACAATGCCCTTTAAGCCTGTGCGTGTAATTTTCGGCTGTTTTGTCAACCAATTCTCTACAATAGTTGCACTCAATAACTAAGTGGTTCAGCCGCATTGCTTTGAAGTTGTATCGGCAAAACTCAAAGTCGGTCATGTAGAGTAGCTTTCCCATTTCTTCATGTTCCACGATATACCCATAATTGAAACAAGGAATAAGTTGTCCTATGTCCTTGTCCCTTGTAGTATGTGGCAAATAGAACGGTATTACTGTGAAAGAGCCAACACGAAACGGTCTTTTTTCTGGAACACCTTTCATTAGCTCACCAGTGATGATTTGCAGATGCTCCACGGTTTCATCATTGGTGTAAATCTGAATGCCAGCGTTCATCAGTTCCCGAAATGATTTGATGTGATCTCCATGCTCATGACTAAGCAATACGCCAGAAACATCACTTGTTCTGTAATCAATTGCTTTTAAAATGTCTTTGTATTTACATCCGCAGTCCAGAAGAAGCATTTCTCCGCTGTTCGATTTCAGAACATAGCAGTTTCCGTGTTGGCTCCCTGTGTTTACTACTCGCATGAACATTTTCATCACCTCGCTTTCAATATGTAATTTGTGCGGCGTGTAAGGAAATTCTTAAATCCTCCAATGACTTTTTGGATTTTTTAGAAGGTTCTTGTCCGCTTAAGATTAGTCATAATTAACGTATGCTTGGCTAATTGCTTCGCTTTTGTGATAACTCTTAAATCTTCATTTGCCATCATTTATCATTCTCTGATTCAAAGATTGAAGAAGAAAAGATACAAACTGGGCGAACACCGACACTGTCGACGCAGTTATAGCAGTTGATACGGCCGGCAGGCGAAACAACGGTACTTGTTGTGTTACAATCATTTGCTGGTGTACTCCATGGAGTAAGCAGCCACCACCATCCATCCATATTTGGAAGGAATTTTCTGTATTTTCGGTATTCATCCACCGTCAAAATCGAAATCTTATCTTTACAATGTCCGTATTCTGTCTGTCCGTCCAAAGAAAGCAAATCTCGATCAAACTCAATAACTGCATCTTTTCCAAACTCGTCCGTAATTTTTTTAAGAAAACGAGTATTTAACTCATTTCTCAGTTTACTCGAAATCCAGTTATTTGAATCTGAATCAAATGTTCTTTCTTTTACGTCAAATCCATTCAAAATGGCAAAATACCCTTTTTCTGTTTTATCCAGAATCAGCCATTCCATACCTGCAAGTTCAATAGCTTTTCCGATTTCCGGCTTTCCGATGTGCTTTTTCTTGAATTCCGCGAATTCTTTACTTAATCTGGATAATTCATCCTCAAAATATTTCAGATTTTTCTTCATAATCATTCCTCCACCTTAGATACAAAGATATTAGATTTTAAGATACAAACTGGGCGAACACCGTTACTGTAGTCGTAGATACTGCTGCCGATATTGCCGGCAGGCGAAACAACGGACATCCTGTTTGTCCATCCACGTTCTTCCGTTGACCATGGTGATAATGCCCAATACCAATCATCTAAGTATTGATTCGGCATGATATCTGTATATTTGCGCACTTCATCAAAGGTAATAGGTCGAATTTTACATTTTACACTTCCGACTTTCTGCCCATCCACGGTAATAATATCTGCCGTATGCTCTTCGATGTTTTCAGCACCAAACTCTTCTTCAAAATCCTTTAAGATTTCTGTGTCGCACAACTTCTTTACATTTGATTTGTTATAATCCGTGTTGTCTCCGAATTTTGCATTTTCTTTCACCAGATCAAGTGAAATAATTTTCGTTGTATCTCCATACTGTTCCAGAACCTTGTATTTGCGTTTACCCGTGGTCTGAAATACTTCTCCTCGTTTCAGCGTTGACAACTCAATCTTTCCAGTTTCTTCCTGCTTTTCCAAAAGTTCAACTAGTTCCTTTGCTTTCTGTAAAATTTCTTTATTGCTCATATCACATTTCCTCCTGTTTCATAAAATCTGGAATTTCTGGCTCTTTACCTGCTGCCGGAACTGGTTCTTTCTCTGCTGTTTTTACGGTTTCGGCTACGGTTGGCTGCTTTGGCTTTTCTTCGATTGCTTCTGGCTGTGGAATGAATTCTTCTGTGTTTGCGTTCTCACTAATTTCATAAGCAACGTCCTGTTCAATAATATCCTGTTTTGGAATATTCTCTGTGTTTTCGTCAGCTTCCTGTACAAAAACATCACCGTGGCTGTTAATGATCTGCTTTAATGCACGATTGATAACTGTTTTCTTTGCCATTTGATCGGTAAACTTCTGGTGTGTTCCATTGCTGTTTTCTTTGTACCCATAGCCCTGTGACCAAGATTGTTTGATCTGCTTCATATTCATAACTTCCAAGTGTTTTGAACCATCTTCCATCTGAACTACTGCATATGCGCCAAGGATTTTATCATTATCAATATTCATAAAGTCCTGTTCGTGGGAATCCAGTACCTTGTTTCCATCTTCGATATGATATTTAAAATCATCACCATCGTAGATGATCTCGGCGTGAATATCTTTCATTCCGTATCTTCTGGCTATTGTAATGTTTCCGAAGTAAGACCTCTGGAACTGACACTGATTTCCGTAAGAAATAAAATATCCTTGCTTTTTCTGCACTGAAAGACCAAGTGTTGCCATGTTCATAAGACTGTTTGCAATGCTGATCTGGCTACAAGATTCCAGAATCGGCTTATTATTTCTGTCTTTTGTTTCTTTCAGAATCAGATATGCCCCCATGAGTGCATTGCTGAGATTGTAGTCTTTCGGAAAAGAAAGTCCATATTTAGTTTTTTCCTCTAACTGTTTTGTCAGCCCATCAATGAATGAGTTGTTGATTACAATTGCCGCCTGTTGTTCTCCTGTTGTTGCTACCTGTGTTTTACTTGCCATTTTAATTCTCCTTTTCTTTCTTTATTTGGATATTTTGAAATATTGCTCAATTATTTAAAGTTCTGCGTTATTAAATCTCGAACAATTTCAGAAACCTTTCTGTCTGTCCTGGTTGCTTCCTGTTCAAGCTTATACATAGTCTGTTCATTTACCCTCACAGCAATAGTGTGGGGCTTTGGATCTGTTGTTGGTCTTCCTGATGACATATAATCTCCTTTTTGTTTTCTAGTTGATAAATTGTGCTTAGAACCATTTTTTTAGTTTCTTCACACATAGGTTTTGACATTTTCTTACCAAGCCATCCAGGGGCATACCCCATTGCTTTAGACAGTTGGTATGATCTTAAATTTTTTTCTTTCATAAGTAATCTAATATCTTTGTTCGGTACTTCACGTTCCAATGATTGAGCATCCGCTTTTGAATTCCATGTTATTCTTTTTATTTTAAGAGGATCTCCTGTTGACCGAAAACGGTTATAGTGCAAATCACAATACCCTAGTTCTTTTACATACTTCCCACACCCTTCAACTTTACATATACTTCTTTTTCTTGGGTTTGCAAGCATATATTTTCTTAGAGATTCACCATGATTTAATGTGCTTGCACACTCTCTACTACATGTAACACTTTTTCTCCGCTGAAATACTTCATATGTTTTTCCACATACAGGGCAAACTCTATATCTTTCTTCATAGGACATTGGAATATAAATTCGCTTATTTGGATTCTCTTCTTTTATGTCTTTGCCTTGAGCAAAATATAATTCGCACCATTTTAAAGCAGCTAACTTTTGCTCTCTATTTGTAAAATGCCATTTATTAACAGTCAAAAGATTAAGCACTTTCCTATCTGTTAAATACAGATTTGATATATCGCAATTTAAACTGTTATTATCAAGGAAAACAATAATTTTCCCTTTTGGTATTTTCCCGTGATGTTTTTCCCAAACAACATGTTGTTTCATTTTATAATGCTGATGTTCTGATACATCCTTGTCATTATTTATTCTCACCATAATATAGTTTCCGCTTATATGCTCTGAACCAATTTCTGGCTGTGGCAAATTCCTTTTAATTCTATTGTCTGTGCAGTACATTTCTATCTGTTTTCTGGTTTTTCTTTCTCCGAATTTTTCATTAAATTTTCTAGTGGTTTCCTCATACGAAAAAAGTGGAAGTGTTTTTTGTAAAAATTCTTTTTGTTCTTTTGAAAATATACTGCCGCGCCCATCACAATCAATATATCCATGACGTTTTAATACAGAATGAAGATTTTTCCATTTTTTCGATTCCCCGAATGTAAAATTAAAAATATCTGTCATTTCTCTATAAGAACCATGCTTTTTGCAGTTTTTTTCTAACCACTTCAATTGTTCTTCTGTGTATCCACGCATACTTATTCTTCACCAACCATTTTTGAAATAATACTTTCTTTTCCAAGTTTTCCGTCAGAAATCAACTTATCCGTTCTAAGAACAACATCTGCATTGTTAATCATCTGTTTTGCAAGTCTAGCAATCATATCCGATTTTTCGTTTTCTTTTTTTGCTTCCTCGCTTGTAACATCCATACTGTTTGTTAATTCAATTCTTTCTCCTAAAATTTTTTGTAATTCCATTAATGTCATAATGTTTCCCCCTAACTGATTGTTTTAAATTTCTTTTATCATCAAATCCCCATCCGTCACTCTAAGCACAATCATCTGCTGTTCAACCCTAGGAAGTCTGGTTGCGTTTACGCTCTCGCTGTTGTCAACAAAAATCGGTAAATTCAAACCGTTCAAATCCTGTAAACCTCTAAGCAAATCAATGTCACACAAGATTTTGTCAGAATAATTCAAACCATCAAAGTAATTCACTCCATTACAGATCATCTTGCAAGTTTCCACTGGATTTCCCTCAATCGTGTAATCAAGGAAACTGAACTGGAAATGATGGAAAAATGGATTGATTTTCTCTGCCAGTGCCTTATTCTTCTGGATTGAGAAGTTAAGAACGGTATCAATGTTCTTTTCAATATCAGCTTGTACCTGTCCAAGGTCTTTTAATTTCTCATTCAGTTCTGCTACTCGCTTTTCTTTCTCTGTGACTGCTGCCTGTGCAATCTTAATGTCTGCATCCACATTGGAAATCTGTTTCATAACATTGCTGATCTGCATTCTTAATTCCTGTTTCTTTCCAGGAACATCATCAAATGATTTCAGCTTCTCTTCAAGTTCTGCAATTCTCGCTGTAACCGCAAGATATTCTTCATCATTTTTCATATCTACAGATTCTGGAAGCTCCGTAAATTTGGACTGTTCTTCCTCAATCTGCTTAGTGAGTTCAGCAACTTCATCCTGTGCAACACTGATTTTCGATTGTAATTTGTTGATTTCCTCGTTGGTTTTCTTTAATTTTGCAGAAGCAGAATTTCCAAGGTCGCAAATTCCTTTTAACTGGTTCTGCTTTACTGATTCCCAATTTTTCTTTTGGGTTAATTCAGTTTCAATTCTAAACTTCTTCTTTTCTTCAAAGGAGGCTTTCAATTCGGCAACCTGTTCTTCCGGCAGTTCCTGTCCGCAGGTGGGGCAAATGGTATCAGAATCATTGAATGTTTCAGCTTCAATAGCTTTCAGTCTAGAATCATTCCACTCCTTTTCTTTGATTCTTGGATAGTCCTGTCTGGCTCTATCCAAGTCAGCTTTTGCCTGTTTTGCTTCCCTTATGTGGTTATCCAGTTCCATTCCAATAATACGAATGCTTGATTCCTTTTCTGATTTTTTTAACATAAGTTCGGAAACTGTATCAGAAATAAATTTTTGTCTGGCTCTTAACCATTCATTCGCTTTGCTAACCAGACCATCCCTGGAAGATTTCAAACCACGGATTTCATATGAAAGGCTGTCATAGCCTTTTGCAGAATCTTCAAGAATCTGTTCCTGTTCTTCCAGTTTGGAAAGCTCCGCATTAAGCTCCTGTTTTTTGGATTCTAAGGAGGAAGTATCTTCTGCTTCAACAGTCCGATTGGTTTCGTAAGCAATCTCTGTATTTTTTGCATCAACCTTTTTCTTCTGCGCGTTCAGTTCTTTTCGCAGTTTTTTTAATGTATCTTCTACGGAGTATCCTTTTGTAATTTCTTCCACATGAGCGTACTGTGGATTCTCTTCCATAAACTGAGCAATATCGAAACCAGACATCTTTTCCAGTACCTTTCTGGATTCTGCTGTTGACTTCTGTAATGTGTCCAGAAATGGTTTTGGATTGCTGCACATCAGAAGCGTTGAAGGCTCTGCTATTGACTGGATGAACTCGGTATAATCCTTTGATTTAGCCGGGAATCCGTCAATTTCATATGAAGTTTCATTTCCATCGAATACCTCTTCTGACTGTCCTCTCGGTTTTCTCCACTTCTGTTTTGTGATTTTGCGGATCACTTTTTCTTTCCCATCAATCGAAAGTGTAAGCTCTCTTACAACATCAACCTTTGGCACTTCCACGCCATTTTCTTTTCTGCGAATAGAAGTAGGTTCTGTACCATTTGCCATCTTTCCTGTCAGAACGTCCAAATATGCGTCCTGCAATGTGGATTTCCCTTCTCTGTTTCTGCCAGAAATCTCTGTTCTTGGAAACAAATCTACAGACTTACTCGGAAACTTCTTGTAATTCTCCAACGAAATCTTTTTTACTTCCACCTTCATGCTCGATTATCCTCCCTATTGATACCTCATATGCAGTTCTAAGCTCTACTTCATCACCAGATAATTTTTTATGATAAATCCGGCTCTGGATTCTTCCGATTATTTTTACGAAATCTCCGACCTTGAAATTAGCAGCTTCTCTGGCTTCTTTCCACCATGCTATACATGGGATATAATCTGTTCTTCGCAAGTCATATTCATTGCAAGCAATCATCAAATCACAGATTTCTTTTCCTATTGGTGTTTTGCGGTAAATAGGAGGCTTGCAAAGATAACCTTCCAGAATGATTTTGTTTTCACCTTCTGCGCTCCCATCACCAGCCCCACACCAGATTGTTTCCGCTTTGATTTCAAGAATCAAATGTGACTTTCCGCTTTCATGTTTGTTTGAAGAACTGTATCTTCCTTCAACATAGACGTGTTTTCCAATCTTTAAGCCTTCCGTCTGCTTTTCTTCAACAATTACTGGAAGCAAATCTACGTTCCCACTGGTACGCTTTATACCAATATAGAATCTTAAAAACTTTTCTCCGTCCTTAAAAAATGTTCCTGGCTGAATATCCATTATTACGCCAAATATCTGAACTTCATTCTTATTATTCTTCATCCTCCAATTTCTCCATTTCTTTTACGGAAATCTCATATACTGTTTCCGTTTCTTCCCCATTAACATAAACATCACGGCTCATTAACCTTCCGGTTACTTTAATGTAATCATTCCTTTTAACATCTACCGCCAGATCAGCACCTTTTCCCCATAAAGTACAGCGAATAAAGTCTGCTCTTTCCGAATAATCCCTTGGAATTGCCACGAAAAGATTTAAAACTTTCCTGTGCGTTACTGGTGTAAGTTTTGCATATGGTTCTTTCGTGCAACTTCTGGCAATAAACTCTACTTCGTTTATATCGCCCTCCGGAACTTGTTCTTCCAGAACTTCCACCTTGTCAGCTGCGATATAATTAACATTGTGGTGCTTATTTGGATTTTTAGAAGTGTCCATGCTTCTTATTGCTCCTGTTACCAAAACTTCTTTTCCGTTGTAATCGTTGTCACGCACAACGGAATCTTCTATAACGATTGGAAACATATCCACTGCACCGCTTTTACGAATGACTGTCAGCATGAATTTGTAATAGTATCTTCCGTAATGTTCGTGGCTGAACACTATTTCCCCGGCTCTACCGGATAATCTTACTTTATTTAATCTTTGCATTTACGTTTCCTCCATTTCCAATATAATAGGAAGAAACACCATTGAGAATAAGACTGTTGATACAAAGAACACCCCGATAGCATCAAATGATGTAAGCATCCATGTGATTGAGAAGATTACTGTAAACATCCCTATTCCTACAAATATTTCTCCTATTGTCTTTACCACCTCTTTCATTTTGTCCTCACTTTCTTCTGGATGTGGTTACTGCAAGTGCAGCTGCCAGAATAGCGATAATTACATTTCTTGCCATCAGCTTTTCTTCCAGATCAGCAATGATTTCACTGGAAAGTGGCTGATTTTCGCCATTTTTTTGCATAAAAAATCCTCCTGTTATATTTTTGTTTGTCAAATACAGGAGGTTGTGTTATAATATTCCTGTATTTAACTAACTCATTCTTAGTTAGATACCGTCCTGGTTGGTGTGTCCGCACCTTCCAGGACAACTTAATCTACTTCTACAAATTTTCCGTCTTTCAACATATAGAAAGTATCTTCTTTAATATTTTTACCGTCTACTTTTGCAGACTTAACATCTACAAGATGATATTCAAAATTTATTTCTTTCCATTCAGTCAGAACAATAAAACATCCGATTTTTCCTTTAGCTTTTGATTTAATTCCTGTAGCTAACGCAATGCTTTCTTTTCCTTCTACAATTGCCGCTGAATGATATCCGGTATTGGTTGCCGCTGACTGATTTCCGGTATTGGTTGCTGCTGAATAATCTCCGGTATTGGTTGCCGCTGACTGTTCTCCGGCATTGGTTGCCGCTGAATGATATCCGGTATTGGTTGCCGCTGACTGATTTCCGGTATTGGTTGCTGCTGAATAATCTCCGGTATTGGTTGCCGCTGACTGTTCTCCGGCATTGGTTGCTGCTGAATAATCTCCGGTATTGGTTGCCGCTGACTGTTCTCCGGCA